AAAATAGGGTATAGCTAAAATGCTATACCCTAAAATTATATCATTCAATATTATCTTTCTTTGGCTCAGTATATTCAAGAGCTTGTGTACTATCAAATACTCCATCTGTTGTTGGATCAGTTACTACACCAAGAATTGCAAGCACTGCGAAAAGTGCATTAACTACAGCAAGTAGTTTATTTCCAAGATCGCCAAGGTCAATAGTAAATCCAAATACAGCAGCAACAACCTGTACTAAAAGTAATACAGCAGGAATAAGTGCTACCCAAAATGCTTTGTTTTTTGCTCTTACAGTCCAGTTAATTTTACTCATAATAAAAAATCCTCCTTTAAATTATTTCTTAAAACCATGTTCTATTAAATAATCATAGTTTTTCTTTACGTACTCCATTGAACGTGTAACACGTCCATTATCCATATGGTTTTCTTCTAAGACATTTTCGTAATCTTGATACACATCGAGAATATGTTCATATTGCTCACGATTATAATCCCTATCATTCATTATGGCATTTGCAAAATCTAATAGAGTTGTCCGCATATCAGATATTTCTTTTTTAACAAAATTATTATTAAGCTTATTCATCATTTGATTTAACTCTGAAATTTGGTCACTCAAATTATCTTGATCTTGTTTTAAACCATTACGAATTTCAATAGATTCAGCATGATATTTTTTTTGTTTTTCAAATAAATCATCATTATATTTTTGAATCTTTTCTTCTTGCATCTTGAGCCTTGTTTCAAATTCTATCATCTTATTATCTAACGTTTCTTTTTCTAAATCTCCTTTGAATTTAATACCCATAATAGATTTAATTTTTTGCAATAATTCTAAAAACGTAATGAAAAGAATTATTACCAAAATAAAAGAGATTAGAGCGTTATATACTCCAATCTCATGAATCCCTTTTAAAGCATCTACAGCCCCCATTTTCCAACTACACTCATCCTTTCTACACTCTAGTAATGTATTTACCGAATACATAACCAACATATTTATTTGCGATTTTTACCTGTTTCCATTCGTTTCCAGAACTGTCTTTTTTAACTCCAAGAACATCAACTTTATTATCTTTATTGAGTGTTGGGTAGCCAGAAATTTTTGCATAAGAAGTTCCTGCATCTTTACGTACAGCCACATCGTTTCCTGTACATTTTCCGACATATGGATATTCAGATTTAGTCAATTTATCAGGTGTTGTAATCTTTGCTTTATCAATATAACCTGTGTAAGCATTTGCAATTTTAATCTTATACCGTGATCCAGACACTCCAATAACATCAACAAGATTTCCTCGATTAAGCATTGGATATGTAGCAAGAGCAGTAGCACCAGTTGCTTTCTGATATACGGATGTTCCATCTGTTGTACATGCACCAACAAATGCTTTAAAGTTCTTATTTTCCTTTGCAGAAATTACAGAATCAAGCTTAGTAATAGTGTTCTTACCTGCCTGTCCATCAACAGCAAGATCATATTTCGTCTGGAAATCTTTAATTGCAGTTACAGTTGCATTACCACAAATACCATTGATTTCAAGTTTATATCCAACTTTGTTGAGTTTTGTTTGAAGAGTTTTGACATTATTGCCTCTATCTCCGTACTCAATCCAGTTTTTTGTGACAGTTGTGGAAGTATTTGTAGAAGAATTAAGATTAAGCCCTTTGCCTGTAAAACGAAGGCGATGTGTCCATCCATGAGAATAGTTGTACCAAGGTTGAGTTCTAATCTCGTTACCAGAATCATCAATGGTATTTGTTGTTCCTTCTGATGATCTTGCGTGTACGATGTTATCTTTATCTATTGCCATAGCAACGTGATGAGTAACATTTAACTCAAGATCGCCTTTCTGCATTTGAGCATGAGCAGTTTGATTTCTTGCTACAATCTCAAATCCTACATTAAGCATATTAAGCATGTTTTCCGTATAAGAACAATGTGATTTAAGATAGTTGGCTTGCTCTGTTAATCCATTTTTTAGGAACGCATAATAATAGGATGTACAGCAAAGAGAAGAGCAGTCGAATGACTTAGGAACTGTGATATTATATAGACTTCTTACTGCTTGACTATAACCATGAGAATTATCATTTGCGATTCCTATAGCAAAAGAAACTGCATCATTAATTACATTTTGTACAATATTATTTGACATATTATCACCTCCTTGTGGTGTTTTATTTGAATTGTTATTAGATGTGTTTGTGGAAGTTTTAGAATAGTCTTTATAGAAAACACTACGATCTACTTTGGTAGGGATACCATTTATGGTACTCTTCGAGCTATATTGCCATCCGACAATACCAGTAGAAGCAGGGATTCTTAATCTTTCTGGTAAAAACCCATCATCGTTAGAACTATATCTTGCCACCCAACAATCGTATTTTTTAGCACCATCTGGCAACTTATTTTGATACCAAGAATAACCACAATAAATTCCAAACTTATATCCAGCTTTAACAATAATTGCTCTAAATGCATTGATCATTTGCATCATTACACTCTTTGAAATGTTTCGTTGGCATTTATCTTCAATATCCAAAAAAACAGGATAATCAAGTTTTCTTTTATTAAGAGTTTTTATAACTATATTTGCTTCTGTTTTAATCTGCTCGATAGAAGTAGCATAGCTATATTTATAAACTCCTACTGGAATCTTGTTATCAACACATCCTTTATAATTTCTTTCAAAAGTAGGATCAATCACATTCCCTTTTTCTGTAATTCTGAGAATAGCAAAACCCATTCCATAATTAGCTACGGCTTTCCAGTTTATGTTTCCTTGATTTGCAGAAACATCAATTCCTTTAATTTCAGCCATATATTAAGTAACCTCCTTTGCATAAAAATAGAGAGCCTTGAAATAACTCAAGACTCTCTTAAAAAATCTTATTTTGTTTTACATTTTACTTTCATATTATAGAGAAAATATTTCGTTTAATCATTATAGTTAGAATACAACGCAAGAGCATTTAGGAACTCTGCATTGCTAGGACATTTTGAAGCATCATATTCCAGGATTTCACATACATATGATTTATTGTCATTCCAACATCTGTATATTGCATGACGAATTGCAGCTTCAATGCTAGATATGGTTGAATTATACCTATGTGCGATGACAGGATAGATATCTTTTGTTATGTATGTTGTTTTATCATTTTCAATACAACTGATTATAATATCTACGCTGTCTTGAATATAAAGATATCCTTTATATTTTGAATTAAGGTGACATTTTCGCAAAATCATTCCAACACTATTTCTCATATAGAAATCCCTCCTTATATTATTTTTCTGATAGTATAACATAAAATGACAGAACATTAAAAACATAAATAAAATTTTGGATAATTGCATGAAAATATTTCAATATAAATGAAAAATTTGTAATATTTTATATAATATATCCAAAATAGCATCCAAATACTTCCATATTTGTAAAATTTTTATCAATGAAATGTACCCTTCAATCAGGTATAATTTTCCTACCCAGAAAGGAGGTGACAAATATGGCATTATATGAAATTAAAAATTACATCAAATTGCTCTGTATAAGGATTGATCATATAGAAAGTTATGTAGTAGATGAGTTAAATACGTCTGACGAACAAAAGATTAATGAGTTCGTCAAAATGTATAAACATCGAAAAGGTCTAAAGATTCTTATATTCGAGATGGCAGATGAAGCCCATATGATTACATATGAGCAAATGCAAAGCTTCATACATACACTACATGTATTTGATTACATTAGACAAATTATTGAAAATGAAGCAAATAAACTCGTAGTTGTCAATGACAGTGAGAGTCCTGATGCGTTGCAGACAGATTCATACTTGCATAGGTTGTTAGACTTGGGTAAGTAAGAGAGTAGGGCGGGAGAAAGTTCTCCTGCCCGTTTTGTTGATTAACTAAAGCTTCCTTTAGTTAATATAAATTCTTAAAAATTCGCTTATAAAATTGACAATTAATTCTTCGTTGTATTCTTGAACGTTACTTGAATACTCACTTGTTTCATTAGGAAATTTGTTTATACCCTCAAATAGTGTTGCATAACTAGCACCGCTAGACTTAGCATAGTCTTTTGGTGAACCACTCTGACTACCAGCTAAAATGTAACCAATAAAATCAGCTCCATTCATGTCAATATTATATTTTTTCGGCATGTAATCTGTAATTAATTGTAAATGATTGTTTGCGACAATATTTTCAATATTAATCTTCCATTTACAGAAGCGGTAATATTTTCACGCCTTACGATAATTGCATCAGTTAATACTTGACCACTATTCAATAAAGAATATACTTTAAATGGGAAGAGGAAAATTAGCTCCAAGTAGTAAGAATGAAATTACTATTTTATTTCCAATCCAGCCAATTACCATTAGTACTGTCGTAGATTCTAGTCTTTACGCTAAATGGCGTCGTGTAGCTTATAGCTAATTGATACTTTATCTTATCTTCTTCTGAACCCATACAGAAAATAAACCATGTAGTATTTCCGAGAGGTTTGTTTTTCGCGGAACTAAATACCATTGCTGTTTCGCCTATAGGGATGTTATTACAATCATTCCATACCCCATTTCTGTATACTTGTTGCATACATAACCTCTTACTATATAATTCATTAAGTGCCCCAATCATAGTTTTATTTGATGTGGCTAACTGATTGTATACTTTTGTAGCAAGTTTATCTAAAATCCAATTTGCAAAATTGTTAAGATATCCTTTTTTCATTCCATCATCAGTTTTGACTAGGAAAGTATTGCCATCTGCAAACCCCCCCCCCGATATCTGTATAGTTTGCTGATTCTAAATTGTTTGCTTTTATACGAGCAACAGTATCTTGAACTTCATATGTTGCTGAATTATTTGTTGTGATATGATCAATAACTGCCATATGTAGACCTCCTATTTTATATTGATAACCTATCCAGAATTGACGTTCTGATTAAAATGGTATATAATATCGAACATAAGTTTAGGATAGGAGATTTTTATGAGTTACAAAAAATTAACACCTGTAGCTGTAATTGCATCTTTTGATTCAGAGGGAAATATCAAACCTCTTTATTTCAGATACAAAAACGAGAGAATACAGGTGTCAACAAAAATGTGCATTTGTGAAATGCACGATATTATATTTTCTTGCGAATACATGATTGAATATGATAATGCTGTTAGAACAATAGGATTACTTTATAAAACGGATAAACACAAGTGGTTCATTATCAATCAAGGTTAATTATTTCATTTTCCAAATAACTCGACCAAACAATTTATAATAAGGCTTTGTATCTGGGAGATAATCAAATACGTAATGGTCAATCCAGTCCATTAATGGAATGATAATTGCAGCGATAAACGCCCATAGAAAAGTAAACGGCAAACAGATTTGACCGTCAATATTAAAAGGCATATTTCTATAATCCCAAATGTGATAATCTTGATTAAAAATCAATCCAAACATATATTCAATTAAAGTTGCAAAAACAGCACAGATTCCTATTTGTAATGAAATATCAGTTTCATATGAAAAAACATTGTTCAAAATAATCATTGGAATGGCACAAATGGACGCACAGAACATCATAGTAATGTCGGAACGTCCTCGAAAGATAAGCTCTAAGCATACGTAAACATATCCAGAGAATGTAAATAGTAAAAGATATTTCATAAAATTACGCAATGTTTTCAATTTTTACCTCCTAACTTTTCTCTGTATCTCGATTTTGATTGCAACATTAGACATAAGAGAGTAAAATGAAGTTATCAAACTTATGGGAGGTACAGAGAATGAAAAAGAAAATAGGTATTCATTTTATACCATGTATTGTATTAATGGCGGTGTTATTATTGTGCATGACATTGACAGCAGGAAAAGTTTCAGCTAGTGATTTTTCTGATGGAAATGCAGAAGAGGGAAAGTATATTGAGGAAGATCAAGTAAAACCGCAACCTCCTCTTATCACAGATTTTAAAATCAATAATGATTCAATTTTGGGATATGGAGATAGATTGAACATTAGTTTTAAAATTGCTAATAGAACATATGACAATTCTGATAAAAAAACTTTTGTTGGTCAATTCTTCTTTACTTACAAAAAGAAAAATATAACAGATTTAAGTAATGTTATTGCAGTAAATCTTTTTTATAATCCAAAAAGTAAATTAGTTGAAGGAACTTCAAATGTACTTGATGAATCAAAGTCAGAAGGCATATATTATTTCTACGCTTTCTTCGATCAATCATTAGTTGAGAACATTACAAATGTAAAAAATACAAAAATATCGAATACCACTATAACATTCTGTGAAGATTGCAAAAATGGAAAGCATAGAATTGATACTATAAAATACAAAGAACCAACATATAAAGATTATGGTTATTCAAATTATCAAAAATGTAAAATTTGTGGAACTGTAATAAGTGGAAAAGTATTAAATCCCATCAAGCCATATTGCAGGCCATCAACTACTAATGTTACAATGTATGCTAATCAAATTAAAAAGTTTCAAATTAAACATGCAAAAGGTGATAATGTAGTTGACAGAACTCATTTAAATGGAAGTATTTATATAAGAAACATATGTCTTAAAAAAGGAGATAAATCTGATACAATTACAATTCAGCCATATAATAAAATAGGAAAAGAAACGGTTGAGTTAATATTAAAGAGTGGATTAAAAGCAAAAATAAATATTACTGTTAAACCTGCAAAAACTCAAAAAATCTACGGAGTAAAAAAGAATATCATAATCAAAGCAGGTAAGAAATATACTTTAAAACCAAAGCTTTCTCCGTCATATAGTAAAAACAAAATAACCTATTCTTCAAACAATAAAAAAGTTGTAGCGGTAAATAGTAAAGGTATAATTACTGCAAGAAAGAAAGGAACTGCATATATCACAATTAAAAGTGGTTCTAAATATGTGAAATGTAAGATAACTGTGAAATAGATAAAATAGGGTGGAATAAAATTCTCACCCTATTTTAATTTTTGAATTTCTTTCTTTAACTTTTGAATTTCTTTTTTCTGTAATTTATATTGTTCATAAAGTTCTTGTATACCTTTAATAGCATACTCAGTCAAAAGAAGTCTGTCAATACATTTCACATTCATACTTCCATTACTATCATATCCACCGCCAAGTGTAAGCATTGGATCAATTTTCTCTAATTCGTCAGCTATCAATCCTAAAGATTGATGATTCTTTTCTTCTTTCCAATCAAATGAACAAATATTCATTTTGTTAATAGCAGAAAGTGCATTTATATTACACACACCAATATTCTCTTTTAGTCTAATGTCAGACGTAGCATCATTATAGAAATAATAGCCAGAATAGTTATTACCAGTCTTTCCGTATTGTCCTTTTACATAAATACTATGTTTACTATTTTTTACAGCAGAAGAAAGATAAGCAACCCTAGAACCATCTGCTGTTACAGATGCAACGGGTCTTCTGTTAGCATTATTACCACTATCAGATTGTTCGTAATCAATAAATCTAAGATCACCTTCTACTTTTAAATTTCTATTACACGTTATGTTTTCTTTAAAAGTTGATGCGTTTGTAAAATTTTCTACCCAAACATTTGTAAAACTACTATTTGTTCCGCTAATTGACCCACAAACAATTGATGAGTTGCCAACACTTATTTGACTACCCGAAAACGCTATTTGTGCTCCTTTAACTCCTGTTGATCCAGCATTTCCTACCAATCCTATACTTAAATTTGAACCATCCCATTTAACAACATCTTGATAAGTTGCAAACGTAGCATTATAAACAGAAATTGATTGTTTCGCTCTTATTATTCCACCAATAGTAGCATTTTCTGCATACAAACTTCCATTATGACCTACATGGAATGGCGCATTAGCACCGCTTGAAGCACCAGCCCAGAAAGCCCATTCTTGACCAGTAGTACTACATATTCCAATTGCATCATTAATAATTTTATATTTTGAAATTTTAAATCCACCAATTGTCATCGTACTTCCATCCCACGCTAACGCACCGTCATTATACTTAAAAGTACCACTTCTCAAATTAATCCATCCATTAGTACCCGCAATATTATTTGTGGTAATCTTATCTGCTGTAATCGCATTTGCTGCAATTTTATCAGATGTAACTTCACCAGATTTAATTTTAGCTGCTGTAATAGCATTTGCACTAATCTTATCTGACGTAATAGCATTTGATGCAATAGCATTTGCTGTGACTTCGCCAGATCTGATCTTAGCTGCCGTAATCGCACCATCAACTATTAAATTATTACCCATCATCTTACATACTGATATATTACGGATTTTAAGCGTACCAGAAAATGTACCTGAACCTGCACATTGTAAGCAAACAGAAAAACTTCTAACATCCGAATCTAGTTGCACAGCAGTAGAAACTTTTTGAACGGTTCCTGAAGAATTGGATCGTCCTCCAAATGGAATAAACCAACAACTTGCTCCATTTGTTTTTATTCCATATAATCCAATATTGATATTTACGTATGTATTAGCACCATAGTTATCAGTTGTAGTTGCTTGTACTGTAGACGCAAATTCAAATTCAATTCTGAACCATTCACCACCATTACACTTATATGAATTATAGTCAACAGGACTTATAGGAATATCTCTCTGTGGTGAATGTTGAAACCAAGGATTGTTATTTCCATCAGCAACTAATTTGAATCCATAATTACTATATGTATTAGCATTAAGATTTGCATAATTCATGGTATCACCAAGGACAAGGCGACCATTTTCAATACTACAGTTACCAATCTTACCACTCGTAGCTATAACGTGGCCATTAATAGCTACGTTTGTAGCAACTAATGCACCATTGTGTCCAACTTTAAATACAGCGTTTGTATCACTTGCTCCATTCTTGTTGTTACTTTCACCAGCCCAGAAAGCCCATTTATTAGTATTTGAAGATATACCAGTTCCATTAGGAATATAAAGAGAGTCAGTACCAATATTCCAGTTACCAATCTTACCAGAACCACTTACAATCCTACCACTAAAGAAAGCATTGCCTACTGCATAGAATCCATATCCAGTAGGATTTTCTCCATTAACGGAAGGAAGTCCGTCTAAATATCCCATTCGCACAATAGGCTTACCATCATCAACAGTACCATTATAAATATCAATACTAGATTTCTTATCTTCATTGTAAGACGACATTCTGATTCCTACAGGTCTGTTCTTAGTTGTACCATTAACATTAAGATTAACTTCATACATCATCATTTTTAAATCACCAACGGCTGAACCAGAATAAGTTTTACCTTGCTCAATTCCTGCACAATCATCAGTAGTTGCAAAATTTAATGTGATATATGCTGTTTTAGCAGTAGTAGTATTTAATTGTCTTGCCATTGTACCATTTACTACACCAAGAACTGATGTATTGATACGTCCCATAAGTTTAATTTTACTACCAGAAGTCCATGTTTGACCTCCAATAGTAGAACTTATAATATTGTTATCAGTAATAGTAAGAGTAACAGTAGTGCCAGATTTTGAATTAATATATACACTTGGATTTGTGAAGATAATACATGGAGATACATAGAATGTAGAACCTAGATTTGTAATATTATCAATCGCCCATGTTGTACTACGAAGTTCATCTTTAACATAGACATTATTAAATATAGCTGTTGCAGCATCCGCATTGATACGTGAAGAAACATTGACGTTTGTTGCACTAACATTATTTGCAGCTAAATTTGAACTTGAGCAAGTTACACCATTGATATTTAGAACACCTTTGCCACCTTCAATAATTCTTGAAGTATAATCATTATTGCTGTTATCAAAATGAAAATCTATAAATGGAGTTGTGAAATATAATTCCAAACCTGCGTTTCTAATTGTAGCACCATATCCAAAATCAACACCCGCATTTACTATTAATGATCTATTGCAAGTAATAGCAGAACTGTTTGCTTTAAAACAATTTCCACCATCTCCAACTTGAAATTCTCCATCAGTTCTCAATGTTCCATTACCACAATAAATACCAAATGTAAAATGTTGCGGTCCATTGATACGAAGCCAATTATCATATCCTTGCAGAGCAATTTTACCATATAATTGTAGATTACCATTGGTAATATTTATGTCTCCATTATTAGTAACATTCAAATTTCCATTAAATGTACCACCGTTGCTAAAATAAACCTTATTCAAAAATCGTGAACTACCTGTCACGATCAAATTATTTAATTGAGCCAAATAAATCGTGCCTCCTTTCAAAAAAGAGGACGATATTATTCGTCCTCATCATCAATCATAAATGATAGCATTTCAAGGTCTGCAAAAGATGGGTTTGCATCTTCAATATCATCAATAGTGATAAGCTTGAAATTGATCTCGTTTTCTTGCACTAAAAGTTCCTGGTATTTATTCTGGAACTCATCAAAATATTCCTTTTTAACAGTTCTTGTCTTGATCTCTTCACCTTGTTCATTCTTTACAGGATTACCTTTTTCATCTTTCATAACCTCTTCTGTAGAATGTTCATCATCAGCATATTCGGACTGAAATTCTCTGAGAGCTTCTTCATAAAGCTTATTGATTTCCTCAATCTTTTTGAGATTTACACGAAACGCCCATTTTGCTTTTGTGTTAAAATCCTTAATAAGTTCAAGAGTAGGAGAGTATGTTTTCTCATTGCCGTTTTCATCTTTTTCAACATTTCCTTTTTTATCAACTACCTTTTCTGTACGATTGATATATGCATAAATGTTTACTACTTCTACGTTTTTAAGTGTCATTTTCTTAAATTTGCTCATATTAAAAATCTCCTTTAAATTAATTCATTCTTTTAATTAGTTGTTCTTTGTTTCAGATGATGATTCCGTTGAAGAATCTGTATTTACATTATCTTTTGTAGTATCGTCTTTACTAGATTCATCCTTACCAGTTATATCTGTATCAGTTTTTGGAAGGTATGGTTCTACAATCTTCATCATGAACGCTTTAGAAGATGCTACGATTTCATTTACACGATTCATAGATTCTTCTGGGAGTTCCATTCCATATGTAATTTTTGTAAGTTCTTCTTTAGATTCACATACTTTGATTAACATATTGATGGCATTACAATATGTTTGCACATAAGTAGAATGAAGATATAATGTTGTATAGATATTTGTAAAATCTGCTACTGAAAACATTTCGCATGGATTTCCAGATGAATGATACGGAACTGAAAGTTGTTCAATAGGAACTCCCTGTCCTAACAATTCTCTAACTGATGCCATTGCAGAAGCAGTATTACTTTGATCTTCGAGAGTGAACGTGAAATGTCCTGTGCTTCCATCTGACATAACAATGTCCTGTCCATTAAAAATATCCGCTTGAGCAGATTGAGATACTTGATTATGGATATATGTTTTATATTCTTCTAAATCCATCTCATCTGGATTTACTACAGGATTGATTTTAGCATCAAGTTTTTGCACTTGATTCACCAAATCAGCTTTTGTTAGATTGATTTCGATAACGTCAACAAAACGACTTTCAGGCTCATAAAATTGTGAACTAAAAGCCATAGCAGAAGAGAAGCTATCATATGCTGTAAATGCAGCTAAGAAGTTTTCTCCTGCATAAATATCTAATTTTTCAATATCATTAAAATCTGTTTTTACAGATTGATAATCCGATGTAATAAGTTTCAAAGTGGCATTTGTTTGAAACATGGAAGGATTCCACTCATAAAGTCGATATTCAACTTCTTCACCACTTTCTTTTTTCGTTACTTTTACTTTAAATAGAGCCATATGTTTCTCCTTTTAATTCTCAATAATTTCGTTGCAACTTATATAAGCATTATGAAATTTTGTCTTTACAGAATTGGAAGATAAGAGGTCAATATAATATTTTTCTGGAACAATCAGTATATCGCTGAGAGTTACCCATGCAGTTCCATTTGAATAATCACTTCTCATACTAATTCCGAATTTTGTTATAGATGTGTTTGTAGATGTAAATGTAGCTTTATATGTATAAACACCAGTAATCTTACTTAATACAACATCCCGTGGTCGCTTTATATTATTTAGTGAATCTGCAACAGGATTTCCCGTTGTCCATCCATCATTTTGAGTACCTTGAAACCACATATCAAAAGTTCCACCAGAGTTTGTCTTTGTAAATCCATTCCATGTAAGAGTACATTCAATGTAATATTTTACATTTGGAGTTACTGTTACGACACGTTCAGGCATACACGAATTTAATCCTGTATTTGGTGTATAAGTAATACTATTTTGTAAAGCCATTCCATTTCCATCAACAAAAATAGACATCGCTTTGCACTCATACAAATTTGGAACAATAGCATTTCCATTCTTTTTAATCGTTGTCATGATTCAACCACCTCACCCGCCAACATAACTTGTCCAGTCGAAGTGATAGATGCTGAATTTTGATACAATGCCTTAACATCGTCTGCATTAAGTACCGTAGTAAACATTCTAAAATCAGAAATCCATCCACAGAAATTTGTATTCCATTGTGTTCCTGAATAAGAGTTTCCCAATGCTAAATATTCCATATCTGCATTGATATAATTTAATGTAGTATATTTTGTAACATCGCCTTTTCTTGTACCATTAAGATACCAGTAAACACTTCCACTATTAAAAACATATGTGATCATATACCATGTATTTAATGATAAAAGTTCATTTGACATGCCTCGTCCATACTGAGGTGCATTACTCCCTATATAACTCCAAAGACCTGAACTTTCTGTATTTACAGCTAACCAAGGGAAATTACTTGTAGGATTATTTAAACCTGATAGGATAGTAGCGTATACACCACATCCGCTATCGAGCCTTACCCACATATTAATAGTCAGACCATAAATTGTCTTTTTAGCATAAATTGGATTTGGAAATTTAAGATATGATTTTGCAGAAAAATAATAACATGCGTCATAACGTGGAGATAGCACACCGATACCAACGGATGCGTTGTTAGAAGCCAATGATAAAGTTGTATCAGTAACACTTGCATTTGGTACAGAAAGAGTAGTATCATTTACACTTACAGAATCATCTAACATATTTAACGATGTATTAGATACAGAGTATAGCACGCCAATACCAACCGATGCGTTATTAGAATATCCAGAGATATCTGATACAGATGAAGTTACCATTTCATTTGCGATAAACGAATATTTTTGTCCTTCTGTTACTTGGATATCTTTTATATCTACATCAAAAGTATAAGACATTCCACTGGTACTCATATCATTGGTATAAAATTCTACCCACGGATTACATGTAACTATGCCATCTCCTCTGTTAAAATTTGCATTTATAGTTTGAGAAACAGTATATTCATGCCATTGTCCATCAGCATTTAAAGTATCTACCATAGTTGTCACCCAATCATTACCACATCTAGCAGCTCTTAAAAATAATTGAGTATGAGACTTAGAATGACAACGTACTTTACATGAATAATAATATGTCCTTCCTGCGGTAAAAGAGAAATGACTTCCTATTTCCAAAGATTTCCACATATCTTTTCCTGTACCTGTATAGGACAATTTGTATTTATATCCACGTTCATTTGAAAGTTTTGTTCTGGTGATATAATTGCCATCATAATTCAAAGCACCTTCCGCAGCATCACCAAAATATTTATTTGTAATTCCAACTTCATAGATATTGTTCAACGGATAATGAATGATTTGCAAATTATAAATACTTCTTATTTGCTTTTGTGAAATAACTTCATCATATATACGAAGATCGTTCATTAATCCAAAATAATTTGCACTACCAATTTGAACATAGCCTGTAAGATAACCACCATTACCTACGTCCGTTCCAATTAAATTTCCATTAGTATATGATTTAAGTTCTGTACCGTTATACGTAACACAAACATGATACCATGTACCATTTGAAGAACCTAAAATTCTACTTCCACCAGTGATTGCATATATATCATTATTATGAAAAGAACATGCACGAGGATAAGTTTTACAAGATTCAAAACGAAAATTACTTCCATAAGAACCATCGGTCTTTTTATCACCTAACTGCAACATTTGATTCCAGTCAGCTTTTGTACTATTATCAGCTAATGTCCAGAAACATACACTGAATTTTTTTGCATTAACTAATCCATCTGCTGTAAAACTAATAGGTGAAGAATTTGGAACATTTAAACACTTTCCAAAAGTGCTACATGTTCCTTGTACATAATTTCCAGAAAGATATGATAAATTACTTAGCCCTTGATTATTAATATTTCCAATCATAGGCATCCATACTTGTAACCCCAAAATGACCTCCTTTCTAATTTTTGAGAGAGAAGATAGGCTATGACACCTATCTTCCCTGTATTATGAGAATACGAAGTTCAAACATTGATTTGAACTGTCATACTGTAAAGCACAGTGATTATCAACATGTACTTGATTAGCATATAAATGAGGTACATCAAAATATTCATTACCTTGATTTCCCCTCATTGCTAAACCAGCAGGCCATCTTACAGAATCATAATCAGTGTACATTAGTTCAACTATTTGACTTCCATCTGAATTTACAAACTTAATCTTCGGATTATTTGCGCCATAAGCAATAGACGCAGATGTAGTGCCTTGAAGATGAAGTAAACCAGATTTTATTCCACCATTATGAACAGACATATTTGTAAATGTCGCTGTACCATAAATATTGGCTGTGGTAGTTGAAATACTTCCGGCATTTAAGTTGGCATCTATTGTTGCTCTATCAGTGAAATTTTGTTTTCTAAAATAGAAGTTTCCATCTGAGTGAAACAATAATGTTGCTGCAATTCTATTAGACCAATGGAATCCTATTGAAGGAGCGTATGCTATATCAGATTGTTTATTTTGCACACAATTATTTTCACGAATTTGTAATCCTCCACTAGCATATCGGTTTCCTGCATTAGAATTGTACCAACCATAAACCATTGCTTGTCCTGCTACATCACTTGTTCCATTAAACAATTTACCGAAAATATATCTGCTAGTTTCTAATTGAGTTGCTTGAGCAGATACGCCTGTAAATTTTCCAGTAACATCAATTTGAACATGAGCAGCATCAGTAGTGCTATTATTTTGACAATTGGTATAGAAGTCAATCGCTCCATCATTTGCCAAAATTAATTTTTCATCGCCACCTGTTGCAATGTAACTATTTTGACAAAAAGCCGAAGATTCACCGCCACCAATAATCGTTGCACCTCCACCGCCAATCGCAATACCATTTCCATATACATCGTTTTTATTGTCAATAAACCTAATTACTTCAATTGTTGCTTTTGTACCTTGATATGAAATATTACCTGTCATTGCGCCACCAGAGCGTTTTAAGTAAGTGGAATTAATTGCATTTCCATCTGAATCTGCTGTAGCTCTGTTTACTGCTGTAGTTCCTAATTTACTTACTATATTAGCCGCAGTAACACTATAAGCACTTGCACTTGTAATATGACCAGTAGAATCAACTACAATCTTGGGAATCGTAAGATAGTTTGTAGAATCAGCACCATAAGTTCCTGCTGTAACACCAGAAGTATTATGAGAAAGTGTTGCTACACCTTTTGCTATAGTAGCTTTAATATATCCAGTACCTTTGATACTATTTGCTCCAACTGTACCAATATCAGAAACGGTAATAGAATCAAGTTTTGATTTATCCGCAGCCGACATATATCCATTTACTGAACCTGATGATGCACCTATAGCAGTTAATAGTTGTTCTCTACTTACTGTGATTTTATTTGATGCAACAGTAAAATTCGTTCCATTCAAACTTAATGTTGAAGCATAATTATGAGTATGTCCACTTGAAGCTGCGCCAATAGAAGATAAGCTAATATCTGCTGTGCCATCAAAAGAAGCATTACCAATTTTACGTGCTGTTTGAAGTTTGGTTGCGGATGTGGCGTTACCATTAAATCCTCCTACTGCATAAATAGTACCATCAATAGTCATATTTGCGCTAGTAACAGTACCTTCTTTTCTAATCCAGATAGTTAAATTAGCAGTATCATTTGTTAAGTTAGTATCTCTCCACCATTGTCCCCATACTACATATCCATCAGTTATTCCATTACGCCATGTGCTAGTGCCAGTTGTAAAAGTATCAGATGTTGTAACAGGATTTAATAGAGTAGTTCTAGTAGCAATACCATTTAAATTACCATTAAACTGAGAAGCCGTAACTTGAGTTGGAGATCCATTACCATTGTTGAATCTGTATTCTGTAATCAAAGGAGAAGTAGAACCATCTGACCATCTATAACCAAAATGTACAGTACCTCCTTTGAATTGGTTTTTATAAAAACGAATCTCATTAGTTGCAACAAGATTAATATAGTTTGCAGTATCAGAAGATGTCGCATAACTTGCGCTACCTGAAACATTACCAATAACATTACCTGTTAATGTTCCCATTAAGCCATTTACGAATCTTGCTGTACCGTTTACGATCATATTACCAACAGTAATCGAATCAAATTCTGTAGATGTTGCTTTTAAATATGTTGAAGAAATCTTATTTCCTTCGTCATCACAAACAGCTCTATCAGCAGTTCCTTTTAAAGAACCATGAATAAAATCAACATAAGCTTCTGAAAAATACCACGTGCTAGTACCAAGAGAACTATGACCATCACCAGCAATTCCAGACTGATAAGGAATCAAACCATTTACAGTTGATCTTATCCAATCTGTATCATTTCCATCTGGACGAGCCAATCCATAATAGCCATTTTTATTATTTACTCCTAGCACTCCTAAATTTGTTCTTGCTTCATTGACAGTAGTTCCACCTGTACCGCCATATGCAATAGCTATAGAACCAACATTAATTGCCGCTGAACCATCATAAGCTTTTCCATTGATGCTCAAAGCATTTACTACTTTTTTCGCTTGATTTGCCGTTGCATTTAATGTTCCTGTGACTGTTAAATCACCTTTGATAGTTCCACCTGTAGTAGATAGAAAAACATTTCCACCAGCAACATTTTGATTTTTATACCAAATAGAACCATCATAATCCACGTGAAATAAATATTCCCAATCTTGAGGGTGAGTAGTAGGTGTATCTGCTCGTCTGATATATAAAAATTTTTTATTATACGATTTTGCATCTTTACTCATATCTGGTTTTACAATACCAAAATCATAATATTTATTATCTTGTGGATTGAGTACAAACTTACCATTGTTAAGAGTAGTCAATCCAGATTGAAGGCTCATATTATCGTTCTGACTTTGTAAATGCCATTCATTCACTACAATCGCAGCATTTTCAGTAGCTTTCAAATAAGAATATTCATCGCCTGTCAACGCACCATCATTATTCATTATGTCTGTAATGATAGTTGTTCCAATATACCAATTATGTTGCTCTGTTCCAAACCATCCATCTAATGCGTTGATTGTACCATTGAAATACGCATTTCCGATTGTATCTGTATAGAATCCAGGTGTATGAATCATACCGTTGTCTAAATCAAGGAATGTTCCTAAAATAGAATAACCTGCACCGTCAACATATGTACCTTCTTTGTAATTCTTTGATTTGATTACAGAAGAAGAGAGCATATCGGTTGTAATTGCACCTGTTTTGATTTTTCCACCTTCAATAATGGTAGAAGTGCCATCTGGTGATTTAATAACAAACTGATTCGTGATTGCAGATACCAAACTATCCGTAAGTGTGAGAGAAGTAGAAGATGATGTTCCATCCACTAACCATGAGAATTTATCTGATAGCTGTTCAAAAGATGTTTTAGCGTAATTGTTTACCGATTCTGTTTCCGATTTTGTAGAATAAGTTGATTCAACGGTTTGTTTGAATCCACTCATATCTTGTTCTGCCTTTGATACACGAATTGTAAGTGATTGGACAGTAGTTCCGTCAGCTTTACTTTCAAGTGTCGTCTGCATATCTTTAACGGTAGAATTTATGCCCGTAATATTCTTTTCAACAGAAGTAGTTCTATCTCTAATATCTTTAACAGTTGTTTGATCATAGTCATTTATCTTTGTCGTAATATCCGATTCCCAGATTTTGTCTGTAATAGATTTATCTATTTTGCTTACAGTAGAAGATACTCCGCTTAAATTACTATTTATACTTGATAATTCAGTTGCAACGCTTTCTTGATATTCTGTATAGGATACGCCAAATTCATTTCCTTTTCCGTCAAGAATATTCGTAATAGAAATCTTGCCATTCTCATCTGTTTCAACAATAGGAAAACTGAGCTTATCTTTTGACACAGTTCCGCTTTGAATCATATCATTTACGATTAATCCGTCAGCGATTGCGCCAGCATGGACACCTGTTTCACTGTCAATCAAAACACCTTTTCCAGTTTCATCAAATAAAGAAAATGTAAATGCTCCTGTGGCATCTTGTCCGATTTGAACTCTGACGTTTCCATTTGAATCATAAAACTGTTGTGTACTATTTTTAAAAGCGATTGAAGGTTTCCCATCTTGAGATATGAGAGTTATCATCTCTGCTGTAGCCTCATGAGTCATTAAATCAGCTACAGAAATTTTTGCAGCAATAATCTGTTTAATAACCGCTTCATCAATAACAGCATTTGCAGATGTAAGATGAATTGCTTGTAAATTACCAACACCTGCATTTCCTGCAAGGATATTCTTTACATTCTCCAAATCAGAGTTAATAACACTGGTATTAATCTGATTATTTACAAAGTCGATGAATGTTTTAGAATCATTTAGACCTGTGATTTTATTTGCTGATATATCAGAAGTAGTGATTTTATTATTTACAAAGTCAATTAAAGTTTGTGAATCGCCCCATCCTTTAATTTGATTTGCTGTGATATCAGAAGTAGCAATCTGATTTTTCAAGAAGTCAACAAATGTTGTTCCATCACCACCAGAAATTTGATCCGTTGTGATTTTCGCCGCTTGAATCTGTCCATTTACTAAATCAACAAATGTTTTTCCATCTTCACTACGGATTTGATCTGCCGTAATCGTACCAGTTTTCATCTCATTATGGACAAAATCAATAAAAGTATTGCCAGTTTCGCCCTGTAAAAGTTCTGTGGTAATGTGTTTCATGTTCAAATGAGAATTTACGAAGTCAATGAAATCCCCATTTGATCCATTGATAAGATTAGTAGAGATTACTTCTGAATCAAGATACTTTGTAAAGAACTCATTGAAACTACCTTTATCACCTTCAATGTTATCAACTTTAATTTTTGAAGCATTAATAAAGTTAGAAACTAAAGTATTGATTCTAGCTTCATCGAGATTGGCTGTGGTACTTCCAGCAATATTTCCAACAGCCGTTTTAAATGCTCCCATTTTAACTAATTGTTGGAGCATAGAAGATAGATATTCTTTTTCACTGTCTGAATCACCAGTACCAAAAGATATACTATTTTTTGAACCACGATTATTTTCAGTATCGAGTAATTCTGTAAGGTCAGTTCTTCCAGAGCGAGATGTGATCATATTTGAAAATTCAAGTGTGAGATCTTCTGTAACATCACAAGGATTCCATGTAATTCCAGTAACACGAAGTTTTACACTATAATCATCACGAATACCTAGACGAATAAATTTAAGTAATTCAAGTTCTCCTTGCCAATGCTTGAAAGCTTCGATTCTATAAAGATTGTCTAAAGATACAGTAAATTTGAATTGAGGTTGTGCTACCTCTGAAAGTTTCTCAACAGCATCATCATACAATTCCTTTTCTCTATCAATTTCTGTAACAGATGTATCAACAGAAGTAGAAACGATATTATTATTTTGATAATCTTGATCATGAAAGAGTGAATATATAACAGTTTTATCTTCATCAGTAAATCCATAATCTGCATTGTTAATACTTGCAGATATTTTCATGCTCGACATTTGAGAATTATATCCATCAAGAATTTTCTGTGCTTCTTTTTTTTCTTGATTTCTTTTTGCAATAGCAGCGGTAAGAGTACCATTTGCACTTATATATCCATAAATTTCTACATATTTATTATGATAAATATTATAACTATCTTTATTACCACTATTAGCTCGTTTTTCTTCGTCTGTTAATTCACTCCAAGGCTTTGCATAATCTTGAACTTTTTCAAGTTCTTCTGTGTATTTTTTATTTAAAGCATCTAATTCAGATGTTCCATATAAATCCCAATTAGTTTCCCAATCTTTGATATAATCTTCTTTTTTCTCATCTATTTTTTTGAGATTTCGGATAGCAATTTCAATATTTGGAATAATATAATGAAGAATATCATAATAGGTATAATATCCACCATATCCATTTTCTTGAGCTTTTAATTTCTCAAGATACTTGTCATGGTCAACACTACCATCTGCTTTAGTCCACGGTTTATAAGTTGAAAAATCATTATTCGATGCATCCCAGTTTGGGTCTACAGAAACTTGCAGACTTGTTAGTAGAGAATTATAATATTTAAGACTTTCATTTAAACCATCTTCATTCATATCATCCCATTGTTTGATATCTAAATCATCTGCGGGATTTCTATAAATAATATCATTTACTTTTTGACTTGCATCCGCTGCGTTCTTAGCAACTTCAATATACTTATTACGGTTATCATCTCTATATTTAATCCATTTCTTTACTTTTATAAGTAATTCATCAGATATGTATGGAGAACATAAAAAATAGTCCAGATTCATAACATAATAATCGCCATAATTGCAATTAATTACATTTAAATCATCATCTCCACGTACATTGAATCTTGTAAAGATAGAATCTTCATCTACATCAATATCAATAGATTGAGCAAGATTTCTATAACTAATAAAAACTGTTGATTCATATTTTTTATCATTCAGATTTTCTTTTGCTATAGCTTTGATTTTCCGATGAATTGTATCGAATAAAAATAGAATTTCCATGCGTGGAGCAATATAAGAACAACAAAGAGCATATAGATTTGTATTATCTTGTGTAATAGCAGGAAGCTTTCGTGTCCATAACACGGAATCAATATCATCGTCATCTACTGACCATCCAGGAAGTTTTTCTAATAGAAGATGAATAAACGATAAATCATGTTTATTTTTATTATAAAAAGTAACAAACTCTTTAGCATATCCGAGTTCATTTAAATTATTTTCCGCAACTTGTTCAAGTGAATCTTTATCACCTGTATTGCATTTAAAATTTAACCAGTTTTTATCTTCAAATTCTTTTTCAAGAGAATATGCAGTAATTGACTTCTTTTCACTATTTCCATCATTGCTTGTTTTAGGATTTTGTATTTGGAACATACCTAAATCTTCCAAATATATAGTCATGTATGGAAGTAGGAGATCATAACCTAAAGATTTTACCTTTTTACCATTAATGATAATGTATTCATCAACATCAAATGTAAGTTCATCATAGTCTTTTACATGACAGCTATATTCTACAGACTTAGTATCTACACCATTAAGTACCATTAAAGGATGTAAATTAAAATCACATAAGTATATTTTTTTACAAGTAGGTATCATATCCATCCACCTACCCTTTTACATGTGTAGTCAAATTCTACTTTTACACTGACAGTCGCAGAACAATTAATCTCAATTTGATTTTCTCCTGGAAGAAGTCTGAGCCAATAAATATTTCCTACATCTTGCCATCCTAAATCTTTGTATGTAATTATTCCAGATGTAGTCTGATCATATGGAATACAGTTTTTACAATCTATTACCATATGATTATTTCTACGTGTTAAAAAACTCATAGAGTTATTATTATCAGTTTTATTTTTTATAGTAATTGTAGCATTGGTAGTGGAGGTTTGGTAAATGTCCAGAACAGGGTAAACATATTCTTCTAATTCATCTGTGAGATTGTTTATTGTTATATTTATTTTACTGCCATTAATAGAATAGGTTTGACTAAATTTCTTTTTCCCATATGCTGAATTGCATGTAAATTTGAATGTTAATCCTGCAAATCCACCACTCATAGGTTTCCATTCTGTTTCTGTGAATTTTCCACAATAAATATCTGTTATATTATTTTCACAATCATAAATTTGAATATCTTGTGATATTTTTGGTGATGTGAGCCACGTTTCAATAATTTGTTGTTCCGCTTCTGTAAATGGCTTTTTGTTCTTTTTAATCAATCCATATTCAATTTCAAGATTATTGTATGTAGTCCCATATTCATTTGTTATGGGATGTGCAATAGTAGATTCACCTGAAACATCATCACGTGTCATACCAGTTACAGAATCTACTGAGTCAAAACTTGCCAGTATTAATTCTGAACTATTTATCACATTTTTTGTTGATTTTCTATTATAAATAAATCCTGGCATATTTATTCCTCCTTTCCAATTTTTATATAAGAAAAGTGACTACTCCGATGAAAGAGTAGCCACCTAATTTATTTACGTGTTACAATGTAATCATCCAAATCTCCGCTTATTCTTACGGATATCATTTTGTGTTTTACTACTTGCAAGATCAAGAATCTTATTCAATTCTGGAAGAGTATCACGTGTTAGATCACCTTGTACAGTAAATGTATTGTATACATTGTTTACACTGTTTCCAGAAGCATCCTTAACTTTAAGTTCTGGCATTTTAAAGTTACCATTCATTGCGTAATTCTGTTGACGTTCCGCCATATCAATTAAAGTTTCTGTAATATCATTTGGAATTACCATATCAGAAGCTTCTAATGGGGTAATCCAACCATCTTTTGTGACGATGATTTCACGACCATTTTCATTTGTCATAGCAATACGATTTGAACCTACATGCTTTGTTCCCTTTGCATATCCCTTTAAATGTCCAGAATTATATCCAGTATCAAGGGAATTAGAGTTTTTCATATTAGATTTATCTTGATTAGTAAAATATTGACCAGAAGTTATACCGCCAATATTATTCAAGATATAATCAATACCTGCCATCATGTCACTGTAGTTTTCACCAGCACCATTAATAGCACCACTAATAGCATCTGACATTTTTGCAAGGTCTGAACTTAACTGATTAGACCACTTCTCAAAATCTTCACTCAACTGAGTTTCAAGATCATCCAGACCATTCACTGTAATATCATATACATGGTCACGTACAGCATCATCTAAATCATCCTGTTTATCCTTGAGTGATGCTTCAAGTCGTGCTTTTTGTGCCTTAGATTCTGCATCTGTCAGTCCTTCAAGACCACGAATCTGTTGCTTGATAAGTTCAATCTCATCCGTTTTCTTCTTAATGGTTTTGTCATAATCGTAATACTCTTTCTTTTTCTTGAGTGCCTTTTTACGAGCATCAATTTCTTTGAACATTGCATCCTGTACAGCTTTAGCCTGATTGGTAACAATACTGATAATAGACTGCCTATAATTATTTACATTCTTCAAAGATTCCTGCATAGCTGAATCATTCTCAGACATTAATTCATCATATGATTTTTCACCATATTTTGATTTGCTAGAACCGTTTGCAAAATCATCCATGATTTGCTGACGTTTCTTCACATATGTTTGAAGATTATTCAGTTCTGTATCTAACTGTTGAGAGTTCATCGTAATAGACAATGCACCCATCTCTGTCAGATTTCCAGTGTCCTTATCAATCATCATATCTTCTGTGATAAGATCATTAATAGAACCAATCTTATCTTTTAGCCGATTTGCTTTTTCGATTGCACGATCAAACATTTCTTCATAAACAGTTGTAATTTTATCCTGTTTTGCTTGCTCAATCTGTGTATCAAAATCACTTACCGCATTTTGGGCTTCAAGAATTTGATTAGTCATTTCCAACCATTCTTCTGAACCCTTTTTAATAATTCCACTTTTTACAGATGCATTCAGCTGTTTTTGTAAATCAGTTACTTCATTTTGTTTATACTTTCTTTGTTTTTGTAAGTCATTGATTTGTGTATCATATTTCTTACTATTTGTATAATTTCCATGTGCTTCTGATTTTTCATATTTCTTCTGATGTTGTTCTGTATAATTGGAATATCTATCATTCCATCCGCTATAATAGTTCTGGACATTCTTGAATTTCTCTTGCTCATTTGTAACACGCATAGCAGCGTATTCAGCCTGAGCCTGGTCAGCATTACTCTGAGCCGTACTTAAAGCATTTGAGAGAATACGTCCTTTATCTGGATTTGAACCAGTTACATATTTGTTATATGCTTCCAGTTGTTTCTTTAACTTAGGATTTTTTATATTAGAAGTATCAACCTTTTGATTCTTCTTTATAGCGTTTCTCTGTGCGGTCGTGATTTTCCCTTTTGTAGCCAATAATGCTTTTTTAGATTTATTACGATTAGCAACATTATTCTTATAAGTCTGCATATTCTTTTTAGCTGCTTTCAAAGCAGATTGGCGATATGCATTCTCTTGTTTTGATGCTGATGTCTGATAATCCAATAATTTGTTTTGTGCAACAAAAGTTTTCTTTGATTTCTGTGTACTGAGAATTGCTCTTTGTGTTGCAGTGAGATTTTTCTTAGCGTTAGTAAGATTTGTCTGCTGAGTTTTTACATTTTTATTTGCCGTTATGAGATTTTTCCGTGTCAGTTTAACCTTATTAGCATTTTGATTATTGGACTTTACAGCAGAATTATACTGTTGTGCCGCTTTAAGAGTTGATCCTTTCAGTCCCTTTGTACTAATAACATGTCCTGATTTTAAATCTTTTTGGATTTGTGATTTCCTAGTAGAAGAAACTTTTGATTTCTTTAATACCGATTGCAAATTAGATTTTGCAGATGTAACCTTTTTTGCCGATTGTTTTTTTGCTTTAACACTATTATTATATGATTTTTTAGCAGATGTCTGTGTTTTCTTTGCTCTGGTTAATTTTTGCTCTGCTTTTGTTACATTAGGATTATCTACTTTGATTTGTCTAGCAATAGAAGCAAGTCCAGATTTACCTGTAGATAAAGAAGAGATCGCACTTTTAAGCCCATTGACTTTATTTGTTAATGTATCAATCTTTTTACCTGCATCCTCAGTTGGCATATTCGCCCACTGTTCAAATACTTTTAATTGCTCATTATACAAATTCTGAGCTTCTTGTGTACAGTCTTTTGCCTTATCATAATAATCCTGATATTTCTGAATCGCTTCTGCAAGACCTTTTCCAAAATCTGTAGTAGTATCCATATCTTCAATATTCCAGTATCCGCCTTGAACCGCTTTCTTGTAAGATTCTGGAATTACGATATTCATTTTTTGTTCAGTGTCAGAACCTTCTGGTGTGTAATAATATGTATATCCAGATGCAATAGAATTAGCTTTATTGGTATAAGACTGTGCGCCATGTTTATTTGCATTAATTTCTTCTACAATAGCTTTCTCTTGACGATTGAGCATTGTTTTCTTAAATGCAGAAGATACATAATCATTGATACGATTAGATATGTTTTCTACAGTATCTTTGAATTTTGTCAGGGTTCTTGCCACCCAGTCAAATACTTGCTCTGCGTGCTTTTGTTTGGAAGTGGTTGAAGAATTATTTCCACCTCCGCCTCCACCGTTACCTCCACCAGAGTTTCCACTGCCGCCAGAAGATGTTGGGGTGGTATTAGTTTTTTTGTTGGAAGAACCTAATTTTCTACCAGCAGCTCCACCTGCAAAGTTTCCATGCATACCGCCTGCAAATGCATTAGATAAATCAATATCGCCAACATCATCTACGGTTCCAGAAGCATAAGCCCTAGCATGTCCAGGAATACTTCCATTCTTCAAAAGTGCTTCTGTTTGAGAAGCAGAGAAGATAATATCTCCTTTTTTAAGATTTGCTAAATGAGCGCCACCTGGAATCATACTCCATACTCCATCACGGACTATAGATTCAGAATGACCATTAATGGACACTTCATTAACCAGGGCTTGTTGATCATGAGGAATAGAAACATTTCCTTTTGCAAAAGCAGGAGAGAAGTCTGTTAATGAACCACTTGCAAATGCACGTGCGTGACCTAATGAAGTCATTGTGCCTGATGCTTGATTGCCCTTGCCAGTAGGTGCTGATCCAACGGTTTTTATTGTATATGTAACAGTTCTATCATAGTTTGGAGGGTTATATGAAGGAGTAGAACCTAAAGTGTAATTTACTTTAGCACTTTTATCTGCTGGTTGATAATTATCTGGAATAGAAGAATTTTTGCCAAAAATAACTTTTGCGTTCTTGTTAGCTGGTTTGTATCCACTTACTTGAGAAGTATCAGCTGTAAATTTAACTTTTCCAGATTTTCCAGAAGTTCCTTCTAAGTTTCCAGATAGTTTACCTTTAACGTTAACTGTACCAGATGGATTCCCAGTAACAGATGTAACTTTACCTTTTACATCTACTGTGCCAGATGGTGTACCAGTTACGCTTGTGACATTACCTTTTACATCAATAGGAGTGCTTGACGCAGCACCATCAGTCTTTACTTCACCAACGGTAGCATTAATCTTTATTTGTTTTCCACTGGCATTTAATTGATCAGCTTTTTGATTAATCTGATCCAATTGATCTTGATTTTCAACATGACAATCAATCGTAACAGGGGTATTATCTGGGATAGACTCCATAGAAGATTCCAGATTATCTACATCAGATTCACCCTCTACGTCACATGTTACAGTTGTAGAAACTCCTTGTGGAATGGAAGCGAGAGAGTTTTCTAGTTCTTCAACACCACCATTTGTAGAAACATCCGCATTGATAGTGATAGAACTTCCCTCAAGATTCTGTAAATTTTGAATATCGGATTCGGCTTGAGATGTATCGACATCTACCTTTTCTTTAATGTCTTTATTATTCAAAGCTAAAATACTATCTTCGGCAGTTTGAATATCCGATAAGTCAATGGATGAATTTCCTGATTCTTGTGCTGCTTGTTTTAGACTTTCATAAGCTTTAGTTGCATTATCTGTAGCCGTTTGAAGAGTATTATCCATTCCCTTCTGAGCATACTGCGTCTGAGTGTCCATTTCATTCTTAGCTTGCATGAAATTTTGCATTGCTTGAACAAGATTATTGTCAGACTCATATTGACCCATAGCAGAGGTTTCATACTCATTCTGTTGCTGATGTTGTACTTCCGCCTTATAAGCCTTTTCTGCTTCAACAGCTCCCTCTTGTGATTCATCGTAATGAGGATTTCCTTCACTATCAGTAGTAACGTGTTTATCTACTTCTGATGAAATCTCATTTAGTTGTTGCTGAATCTTATCTGGATCTGTTGTATCAAAATCAATCTTATATTGTTTACCTGTAATCTCATTGAGATCATCGACAGCTTCTTTAGCATCGTCTTTTACTTTGTCAACATCGGATGTATCTGTTTCGGGTTTCAGAACTCCCATAGATTCAAATACTTTTCCTAGCATTTGAGCCTGTTCATCTGTCAGTTGAAATTTCTCTTTCAAAGAGTCAAGAGCCTGTTCCGCAGGTTTTAATTCATCACTGTCATATTTATCATCAAATAAATCGACACCATTTACTTGATCTGCTGTAAAATTAGATAAAGTATCAATAGCTTGTTGAACATCTTTATCATTATTATCTTTTGCATCCTTAATCTGTTTAAAGACATCATCATATGTCTTTTTTGATTGTTCATTATTTCCGAAATCAGGAGTAGAAGAATTGTCAGAAGTAGCATCTTTATTAGCTTTCTCCTTATCTTTCGCTTCTTTCTTAATCTGCTTTTCGGTTTTTACATCTATATCATCAAGAGAATCTTCATATTTTGATTTAAGCTCATCAATATCTGCTTCCATCATAGAAGCAATTTGTTTTGCCTTATCTCCATATTTTCCATCTTTATCTAAAAGGACTTCTTCTCTTTGTTTTTCAAGAAACTCAGCTTGATCATGTGCTGCATCAATCTCAGCAGAATATTGGTCTGCGGTATCCTCAGTTACATTTGAGAATCCGTTTTTAATTTGCTCAATATCTGCTTTATACGCTTCTACATCATCTTTTGCCCCTTGAATAGCAGTAGCATTTCCACTATCATTTTTTTCAAGGTCTTTAACTCTGGATTGAGAATCAAAAAGATTCTTATATGCTTCGGAAAGTTTTTGTACCCCTTCCTCAGTCGTTGAAAATACATTATTGTGAAATCCATAATCTTCAAGACGACCAAACATATTTGACATGAAATCTTTTCCAATTCCTATAGCACGAGAATCACGTTTAAGGTCAATATCCCCAATGTTCCAACCATCAGAATCACTATATGTAGCTAATCCCTTAGATTTTAAGTCATTAAGAAAATTCTTAACACCTTTATCATTGTCAGTGAGATATCTTTTTGCTTTATTATAATTTTCTTCAAAGTTTGCAACATCCGTTGCACCCGTTGGAGAAATCATTTTTGCAAAACTCTTAAAATCATCCGTTCCGACAAGTCCCTTATTATATAGTTCTTTGGCATTTTTCAAACCTGTAACCATATTCGTATACTTGTCACCAGCATTCTCTGTACTCTGTGCATTTACCCAATCAGCATAATCTGTAAGAGCTTCTTGCTGTTGCTGATACAGAGCATTATATTGTGAGCGTGCTTGACGAATCTTCGCAAGGTCATCAAACATGTCTTGAAGTTTTGCTTTTTCAGTATCATATGATTCTGTATTTTTAGCTTTCTCAACAGCTTTGTTTTGATCTTGAATAGCCTTTGTCTGCTTATCAATAGCATCCGAGAAATCTGTTGATTTTGCTTTATGTTGAACTTCCAATAATTGAGAAAGAGCATCTTTATTTACTTTAATACCTTTTGCAGATTCAGTAAAAAGATTCTTCTTTGTGAAATCATAACCTTCGACATTATCTGATGCGGCACTAGCTAATGATTTTAATGTATCTGCCGTAACACCAGTATTAGACATAGATTCAGAAATTGCAGTCTGCATTGTAGAAAGATTAGAAGAAGCAGTAGTTACAATTTTCTGCATCTTATCAGCAGATAATTGTGCTGCACGTTCTACAGAGTTCATCTGATCAAGAGCAGCTTTCCAATTTCCTGTAAATGACTTATCTGTAGCAATGGAAGAGAGTGCATCTAATTGAGAAGATGTATAATCAGATTTTAATTTATCCTCAGAAAATCCTTTATCTCCATTGAACTTGCTTGTGATATTATCAACATCTGTTTGTAGTTGATCTAATGTATCATGGATTCCAGAACTGTTTCTTAATTGTTCATCGGTAAATGCATCTGTTTGCTTACGTACTTTTTTAACAGCGTCATCTGCTTGCTTTTCGTACTCATCAAATGACATTTTAGTTTTCTTATCATCTAATGCAAATAGAGATGTAAGAGCATCTTGAGTGTCTTTTTTCTGTAAATCTTTTACTAGATTACTAGACCAATTTCGGATATTTTTTTTCAATTCATCCGAACTAATTTCTCCCAAATTTCCACCAGATATAGTTTCTATTCCAGATTGATCAAGACCAGATATTAGATTTGTCATCATTGAGTCAATTTCTGGTTTATTATCCTCAGATGTTAGATCTAAATAATCTTTATTTGATTGTAGAAACGCTGGCATAATTTCTTTGATAGCATCTACAGATGCTTGCGCTTCTGTAGATAACTGTTGTTGATAATTTCGGAGAGTATCAATATTATCCTTATTTAAGAAATCATTTTGTGTATACTGTTGACCAAACCACGAAGAACCTTTAATTCCAGCTTTTTTAAAAGTTTCTATGAGATTTGCATTATTTAAATAAGCATACATACCAGTGGTCATTCCGTCCCCACGATGCAGAAAAGCTTCTTTAATTTTATTACCATGACCACCATAATCTTTATCATCATAATCAGCAAGGAAATTTTCAATGGCTTTTTGTTGATTAGTAAGACCGATTTCTTTTGTAAGACCTGCATTTTGATACATTTCTGCTTTGAATTTATCAATAACATCGCTTGCTTCGTTTGCAGATTTCGCATACTGAGTTAATTTCTCAGATTGTAAAGCATTATTTACTTGTTTTGTACTATCACCTACAGAAAGAATAGCTGTACCAAGCGAGTTATAACCTTTGATTTGAGATGGAAGATAAGTTGCCATCTGAGCAGAAAGCTCATTATATTCTTTAAATTCAGAATCTGTAAGAGAACCTTGTTCACCTAAAGAAGTAGCACCTTTAGCAAGTTCAGTATATCTTTCCGCATTGTCTTTAATCCAGGAAGTTGCTTCTTGCATGGTGCTATTTGTTTGCTTATACTTGCTAAGTGCTTCGTTACCTTTCTCAATAGCATTTTCCTGTTTGTTGGAATAGTTATTCCATGCTTCTCCGGCTTTAGTAAGACCATAAGAAATCGCTGTATCAATAAGAATATTCCCACCAATTGAAAGAGCGGTTTTACCGATATTCTTTAAACCTGCACCTAAATCTTTTGTCACGCTAGTGGATCGAATAGTTTCTTCCCCATTTTTAGAAAGATATTCATTATAATCCTTCATTGTAGCAGAAGCTTCTTTTCCATCCTTTGTTGTCTTATTTAATTCTTTTCTAAAACCTTTTAGACTTTTACCATAAGCATCAATGGTACTTGCGGACGCTCCACTATTTTCAAGGAAATTCTTGTCAATTTTTTCACGATTTGAAGATTTCTCATTCATTTGACCAAGAATACCATCTAACTCATTATAAGTCTTTTTCTTTGATTTATAATTACCAATTGAGTTGAATATCTACGAAATTATGATTTATAGACTTGGGCTATCTATATACATTTAATATAATATGTGATAATATAGCAAAGAATAGGAGATGAATTATGGGAGCATTTGTTTTATTTCTAATAATTATTATACCTCAAGTTATAAAGGAAATGGCAGAATCTAAAAAAGAAGCAATTTCTCTTATAATAGTTTTTCTTGTTGGTACATTATACTCAATAATGTTAAGTATTGTACTCATTACAGGAAATGATTTTTTAACTAATCCAGAAGGAAATATTATTGATCAACATTCTCTTCAATTTACTACTTTTGTTGTTATGATTGAACTTATAATTGCAATAAAAGAATTTTATGATAAATATTTTGCTAGTAAGATGACATATAACAAAAGAAAAGGAACTATATACATTGGATTATGTGTAGTAACTATGATTGGAATATTAATCAGAGTATTACAAATCTTATGAAAATGTGGCTACAAATGAAAACCAAGCAAGTAAAATATTAAAGAGGAACATTCGTATGATACCAGAAAACATAATTGAAATACTTTTAGACAATCAAAAACTTATAACAGAAGAAATTGATTCTATTAATAAATCTATTATAAGAATAGAAGATGCATTAAAAACAGCAAGTGGGATAATTCTTCAAAAACTTTTAAGTGAAGCAAATAATAAGGATGTTAATAAAGAATTTGAAAATAAATGTCTTAAACAATCTCAAGATTTAAGAACATACGCCAGTACATTGCGTCAAATTGAAACGTTTTCACCATTAAATGACGAAGAACGTCAAATAGTTGAAGAAAATTTTAATTCAAATATTGTTGAAAACGCTTCTAACACACAAACAGTATATGTGTTGGCTAATCAAATTTGTCCAATATGTAATCGTACTTTAATCACAAAAAAGATATCCATAATAAAAAAATATCATAATCACATAGCTAACGTAAGATCCAATGGATTTACATGTAAAAGATGTAACAAAGATTTTATTCTTGATTCAAATAAAGACAATTTTGATAATAGCAATATTAGGCTTGATACTTCTTATTATAACAGATTATCCACCCATGAAATTATTGTATTAAATTCATTAAAGCAATGCTCATCTAAAGATCATAAATTAGAAGATGTTGAAGCTATCATTATGACTGTTTTACCAAATGGACTTATATCACCTGAAACTATTAATATATCATATTGCAGAAATTGTGATCAATATATTGCTACAATATTAGAATACAATGAATTAAAAGGTATTCCTCTTTGCAAAGTTATAGACAAAACAAAAGAAGAAAATCAATCCAATAAACACACTACATATGATTCTTCAAACTATGATAAAACTGGATCAAAGCTCACGCAATATGGATATAATGTTAATGTTTCTGATAATCTCACTAAAGAACAAAGACAAACCATTCTAGGAGTACAGATATATAATGGTATGACAAAAGCCGAAATTATTTGTTATATTGATTCAAATATTCATAATGGAGAATTAAGAAAAGATTCTGCAAAAAGTTGGGACAATGCCATATCAAAATGGAAAGAAGATAAGGAATTTGTACAAAATTTTGATAATGAAAAATTCATTAAGAAAATAGATGTTGATAAAATTATTCTCAAATATACACGACACAAAAATCCTAAATAATATCCCGAAATGTAATTCAACTAATGTAACTACTGGACAACGTGGTTATTCATTTCTTACAGGATTTCTTGGAAGTAATAAAACTGTAAATAGATGTGGTAATTGTGGATATAAATGGGAACCAGGTAAATAAAAACTCACAAAAGGAACACACGTATGATACCAGAAGATATACAAAATATTATTTTAAGATATGACAAAGAAGTTTGTAATGAAATATCTGCCATAAATCTTGCCATTGAAAGAATAAAAGATTCTCTAAAAGTAATAAATGAGGTTATCTCATCAGATTTATTTTCTTATATGAAAAGTGATAAAATTTTTGATAAAGAAAAAGAAAAACAATTGCTACAAGATGCACAAGCTTTAAGAGAATTTATATCATCTATAGACAATATTGATGAATCTAAAACAATCAAACCATCTAATACAATAATTAATTATGAAAAATTATCCATACGAGATATTATAGTATTAAAGACTACTAAGAAATGTACCCACGATAATCATGAAATACAAGATGTAATTGCTAAAGTTCCAATATTATATGATACATGCGAAGTGAAATATTTAGATGTACAAGCGGCATATTGTAAAACATGTAAAAAGTATTACATGTTAAAATCCGATTTTGATAAAATTAGTGGAATAATACTATGCCAAATTATTGATCAAACAATAAATAGCAATACTCAGGATGATAATTTTATATCATTACAAAAACAATCCATTCTTTATCAATGTGGATATACAGTAAGCAGTCAAAGGAACTTATCAGCCGAAGCAAGAAGGATAATTCTTTGCTCAGTAATTGAGTCTCACTTAATGACAAAATTTGAAGTAAAAGATCATCTTAATATGCTTATTGAACGTGGAAGTAAAATTCCATCGTGGGAGAGTGCGGTTGTAAAATGGAAGTTTGATAAAAAATTTATAGATGATTACCAACAAGAAAATGTTCCGAAAATTGTATATGAAAAAATTGTATTAAAATATACAAAATAAAATGTGGATATAAGTGGTAATGATAAAAGGAGAGTAGTAAATACTCTCCTTAATTTATGCTTGTTTCTTTTCTTTATATTCTACATCTAAATTATATTTTTTCATCGCATTTCTTATCGTATGTACATCTTTTCTTTGCTTGATTTCAAAATATGGTGTAAAAAGCAAATTGTTTTTGTTTTCTTTCATACATTTAGCTATAATTTGCATGATTTTAGATTTAAGATCATAATCTCCTTTTTCGTCAGCAACTACAATTAATTCAAATATTGTGAGACGAGATACTTTCATTGTACATCACCTCCATATATAATCTTTGATAAATCCATCGAATTATTTATCATTTCTATATTATCTTTCAGACATTCTTCAAACATACAATAATTCATAAAATAAAATGTCTTTTTGTATCTTTCAGAATTTTTAACAGAAATTCCAAACGATAAATAAGGAATATCATTTAATATTTTCAAATTATAAAATGAATAAGTAAAATAATCTTGCCATGTTACACAGTTATTTGATTGGTAATCATGTTGAGCATTAATACTTTTAATTAATCCTCTTTTTACCTTACATGATTGTTTAATCATATTATCACTGTCATAAGGTATTATCGTCATAGATGTTATAAGATTAGAACCGTTAGACACAGCAACTAACATTTGATATCCATTATCTTCATATGAATAATATCTAAAATGTATTCTCACTCCATCACCTGATCCAAATATCCCATTTAAAATATATGTAGAAATAGAAGATAAATATGCTTTTAAATCAAGTAAATTGGCTTCGTTTATATCATTTTTATATCTGTCAAGAAATAAAAGAGTTTGATTATTTATAGTATTCATACAATTACATATATCTTTAGTATACGATGGCATAATCTTCATAAATTCTTTTGTTATTGTTATTCTTCTGTTTATCGGTAATTCCATATATAATTTAGATTTTCCTAAATCTAATATTCGAGCTTCTTCTGATTCCAAAAATATCTTTTCTTCATTTATTTTACGTTCATTTTCAGATAATTCCTTTTCTCGTTCTTGAAGTTTTTTAATATTTAATTTATCATCAATTTCCTGTTGTCTACTTTGATAATATTTTTCTATATAAGATTTTTGACCAAGTAAAATATCTCTAATTCTTAATATATCTGTATCATCTTTATCTTTTATTAAAATACACATTACAAACAAAGAAATAATAATAGACAACACCATGCTTCCAACAAAACAAAGAGTGGTTAAAAACATTTGATTCTGATTCTTAACATTAAATACTTTAAAAAAGTATAACAATCCTCCTGCTGAGCCACCTGTCCCAAACAACATTTCTAACCATATCTTCCATTGTGAATCAAAATTTATAAATAAAAAAGTAAAAATAATTCCAAACAAAACTCCTATAGAACAAAAGCATAATGATGCTAACATATTTTTCATCTCCATATAATAAATAACCTTCATCATTTATTATACGACAGAGTATGACACGATACAATTCAGAACATATATTCAGAACATATACTTAAAATTTTCTATATTTGCATTATCACATACATGAAGTATTTACATATACATAATAATTTCCCAAACGCTGATGGAACGGTAGTATATAGAAACTATCCGTGAATTTACGCCTATATAAAATAGTAACGTTGTTTTTCGGGCATCCATCTTCCCTATCGCTAGAGTACACCTTAATGATTTTATCATTTAATAAAACCACCCTTTCATGATACTCGTTGAGGTTGGCATCCATTGTATAGCAATGAAGCCTTGCCTGCGGATCACTTCGTAGTTTGAATTGTTACTATACCTCATCCTTTCAGATTTGCCACTTATACCTATTAAATATAAGTTTAGTATCAAACTCATGTGACACAGCCTTTTGAACTGTGAAAGCTTCCCGTCCTGTCATTCATAACAGGAGAGTGGGGCATTACCACCTACTCCATTTAAAAAGTTACCAGAGAGTCCTTACTTATAAATAAGCTCGTACACATTACTGCTAAACTCTCAAGCGGCATAAGTCGTTTTGAAGAACGCATGGGGCGAATCCCATGTACTCTCACCGCTGTTATTCTTGCCTTGGAATATACCTAATCCGATTGCTGCGGTATTAAGAAGTCCAAATTTATCAACAATATTTGTTAATACATTTAAAGCACCTGTTCCAGTGTCAGTTATACCTTTAAAGAAATCTGATGAAATTGTCGATGTAGCCAAATTCTGCATCGCAGCTTGAAATTGTTGTTGCTTTGCTTCAATGGAATTTAACCAACGATCTTGTTCTTGTTGTGCAGAACCTTCTGAATTAATTGAATCTTCATAAGCTTTTTGAACTTGTCCAGATTGAAAACCTTGAATCAAAGCTGCGATTTGATTTCCGCGATTTTTGCCGGCTAATTTTTCGAGGAGCTCCGCTTTTTTCTTGTCGGTTAAGTCATCATATACTTCACTAATATCTTTCATTAGAGTATATGTATCTTTATAAGTCTGTTTGCTATCATCAGTAAATAAACTAATACCACCAGGTGTTTTAGCTGTTTTTGTCAAGTCTGCAATAGCACCAGAAAGTTCTTCGGTGTCATTAGTATATGAATCGGTTTGCTCGTCATATCCACGCACCCTCATGGAGAGTATTTTTAGAGCATTTCCAGCTTCACCTGCGCTTTGGGTGATTTCTGACATACCAGTTAGCATAGCAAGGGACTGATTTATGTCATTTCCTGCTGTAGCTAAAGAGGAAGCAGAATTGGAAAGCCCCTCACCTAAATCAGCAGAGGAAGTAGCATAGTTATTTCCTAATATATTTAATGCGTCAGTTATTTTTGACGCATCATTAGCTTTGATGTTATATGCTTTCATAGCAGTTACCATATCTGAAACTGCTGTATCATCGCTTACCTCACCAACATTTGCATATATTGAACTTAACTTTGATAGTTTTTCAGAATCATCGAGTGAATAACCTAACTTTGACCATTCAGCGGTTTGATTAATATAAGATGACATACTTCTACCTAGAGAAGTAGCAGACTGAGCCGCTGATTTTTGATATTGGTCATAACGAGATTGGGTTTCATCTGTTACTTTATAAAGATTTGTCATAGATGAATCTACATCTTTAACAGCACCAATCATTTGAGATGGAATTTGCATGACCGTATTTTGGATTAATCCATATGTCATTGCAAATTGTCCAATCTGTTTGAAAGCTCTTTTTGCATCATCTAATCCAGATTTTCCAGTCAATCCCTCTGCTGAAATTCTTGATTTGAGAGTAGAAAATTCATTTTCTATACCGTTTTTATCTTCAACAGTTTTAGCATTTCGATATTGATTTTCAAGTTCTTTTAAAGATGCGCCATATTTTTTTACAGCCTTGCTATTTGCTTCGTAATAAGCTGCAATTTTATTCGCACCTCGTTCAGCAACACCCGTTGCTAAATTTTTCGATTGAGTATCATTAATCTGTGAAAGAGTGTTTTTAAATGTGTCCCCTGCCTTAGTCATTCTTTCAAAGCTTGCAGCAAGTTCTGAACCATTCATGCGTTTACTTCCGTTAAAATGATTCTGTAAATTTCCTAATTCTTCATTATATGTTTTAAGAGCAGTAGTAGCTTTTGCTACATTTTCGGTATCTTGACCACTATACACAGAAAGTTGTTTTTCCATTTTTGAAGATCTTGCAGCATAGTTACCTGTTTCAACATTATATCTGATTTTGTTATTTCCAGACTTTGTAGAATTAGAAGATGATGCACTTCCAGAAGAACTTACTTTCAAAGAAGCAGCTACTTTATCTGATACAGCCGCACGAGCCATATCAACATCATATGAACTTTCCATCCTCTTTTTGCGAAGAATCTGAGAACGTTCTGAAGGAGAATATATATCATCATAACTACGCATTTCTTTTTGTAGCTTTCTTCCTTCGGCTCTTAGTTGCTTTCTTTGCTCTTTTAATACATCAACTGTAGAATCTTTTCCAGATGCTTGTGCTTTAATGATATCTGCTTTATTCTTATTTTGTTTTTCGATATTTGCAAGAGATTCTTTCATTATCGCATCAGCATACTTTTTACGTGCCTGATAATTCTGTTTTTCCGCTCTTTCTCTTTCTTTAGATTCTTCATTAATAGCAGAGATAGAATCCTTCATTTTTTGTTCAGAAGCTTTTTGAGCCGCCTGTTCAGCTTTTTTACGTTCAGATTCTCGTGCTGTATAATATCCACGAGCATCTTTTTTAGCGTCTTTTTTATTTAATCCAGGATATGCTCCCTGTAATGACTCTGCATCTTTTTCTATTTTTTTACGTACTTTTTGTTGTTCTTCTGAGAATCCAAAGAGATCTTTTCCTTTTTTACTCTTTGAAGCACCTTTAGAAACAGCCTGTGCAAATTGAGCGCCTGTACTTTGTGCGCTTTTTTTCATGCCCTTAGAAACGGCTTGAGCTGCTTGTTCACCTGCTTTTTGAGCTTGAGAAGTATTTATCTCAGGTGTTATTTTAAGTTTTTTATCTTTGTATTCATTCAAGAAGCTTTCCATTTGACTTCTAGCTTCTGATAAGTCCAAGTCACCAACTATATGCGCTCTAAAATCACTCAAGTTTTTTCCCTCCTTTATTCATATTTTTGTAACAAAAAAGGAGAGAATAGAATCTCTCCAAAAATTATATTTTATTATCCAAAATGTGCGCTAAAAACAGCGTCTATATTTTTTTGTATATCTGCTTCGGTCTTAGCCCAAAATCCTCCTGGGTTAATTAATCCACCTGCTTCTGCAACAGTGAATACTTTTGGGGTAGACCATGTACCTGTGTCGTAATCAAACATCATATCATCATAAATATCAAATGAGTAACTGTTACCTCCACCTACAACACCAGTTGATCTTCCAGAGTTTTCAAGCTGTCCAGTTACTTCATATACTTTCGGTTGAACTTGTCGATAATCACTTGTGTTTTTTACGGCATCCAAATAACACAAAGATTCTGTTTCATTCATTGCACTTTCCAATTCTGCTTGTAAAGCAGCTTCTAACGCACCCCATGAATCAAATGATTCACCCATAATATTTCTCCTTATTTATTTGTATTACGGGAATCCCATAACATTTTATATTTTCTTAATTCTTTGTTTTCGTCTGACAAATTTTTAATTTGCTCATTTTTACCATCAAGAATTTCTTTTGTAGCATTATCAAAATCAAAGGCGGCTGCATCACGAATAACCTGTGTAATAAACTCCTTTGTGATTGGAATGTTAGAATCTTTTAGTTTTTGTGCAACTTGAATCACTGTTTGCATATTTTCTGGGTTCATTAACTCAACATTCATATTTGCAAAATTAGCTAAAGATTCAATAATTACATTTGCGGCTTCTACAATAATATCGAGATCTGGATTCGCATGAATGATTTTATTTTTCATAAAATCTACTTTATCAGCAACTTGTTCCTTTATAAATTCTCTGATATTCTTATAAACAAATCTATCTTCTCTAAAAGTTTCAATTGCATTTTGCATATCTTCATCTTCATAGCACAATTTTAGAAGATTTTCGGTATTTCCATTTTCATCTTTTTCAAGTGTATACCCTGTGATGAAATATGTAGCAATAGCGATAGTCTCAGCCGTTTTTGCATAATATGGTGTATATCTACCATTCTGAAAATAATATTCAGAAATAAATTCAATAGCATTTACTTGATCCATAAGTGTAATATTTTCTTTGATACGTAAATTATTTTTGATCATAAATTAATTCCTCACTTTTCAACTAATTTAAACTATCCAATAGAAATTTTTCTATATTATATCTATAGTTTACTTTTAATTTCTTTTTTTCAATTACAATGGGAGAACAGTAGTTAAACATATCTTGCTCATTAAAACTCTTCTTATTTAAATTATTCTCCATTTTAATAAAATCCTGTATTGATAAAAAATACGTATTGTCAGTTTTTCTAAAATCTAAAAAGAACCCTGAAATCACTCTTTCATAGGAAGAGAACTTTTTCAGAGATTCTACTTGATAATAATGAATTATTCCTTTGTCATTTTTGTCTCTTTCAAAACTACACGATCCTTGAAATGTTTTACATTCAATCACATAAAAAAATCCGTTTTCTCCATTAAAAAAGAAAAAATCAGCGGGAGAGTGCTGACTGAATCGTAATTTTGAAGTCATATTAAATGATTGAGCTGCGTCTGGTGGTCTATAAACCAAAAGCCTTTTTGGACAAGATGCCTTTATATTATCTTCAAATTGTTTGCCTACACTTCTTGCCATATTTACCTCGTGTATACATTTGCATAAAATTCCGCAAGTGTTAGAAATAATTCTTCATTCTTTTTATATTTCCATGTAGTCACACCATCAATATTTTTAACAAAAACATATCTGATTCCGTGTTCCAGGAGATATTTACATTCTTCTGACCAATTCGTGCTATATTCACGATCTATTTTCAATTAAGTATCACACCTTTCTTTTTAGCGTAAAAAATAGGGTTAGTACAAATAAAAGACATATTAGTGTTTTTATCTCTACTAACCCTATAATATTTAACACTAACATATATTCTCAAAATTTTTACAGTTCTCCCTTTGTTTATATGGGATATATCTATCTTTTTCATTACAATATCTTTGACATGTACAAAGTTTAGACAAATCTTCATCTGTAATATCACCTTTTAATTTACAAAAAAGCATGATTCGCCCAGTTCTTTCTACAAGTTTTTCTGAACAATTTTTACACATTTTTACTTACCTTTAATAGAAGGGGGAAGAAATTTCCTCCCCCTAATTTTTTAAATCAATTAAGATACAACTACCTTAACGATATCTTTACAACCAGATGCTTTATGTGTTACTGTTACATATGTTGTACCAGCAGCTACGCCTGTAATTGTTCCGTCTTTAACGGTTGCTGTTGCGATAGTCTCGGAAGCAAATTCACATTCAGATGCATCAATAGATACATTAGAATAGAGTCCACCTCGAAGTCCGATGACAGAAAGATCAGCAGTACCTTTACCTTTAATTGCAACTTCCGCAGGAGTTACAGCAATATCAGTAATAGCTACATCAGCATCACCATCATTTACTTCTGTTACGTAAGCGTATACAGTACCATCTGCACAGCTATCTCCGTCAACAGCGAGAGCGTCACCTTCGATGGAGAAAGAAGATACACCTTCTGCCTCAAGAGAAATATCGAATGTACCGTTTGGTTGGAAAGAAGGAATTTCAATCTGAACCTGTCCTACTTTACCTTTCTTGTTATTATATCTATCTGCGGATAGAATAAGAGTACCGATAAGAGGTGCGGAATCTGCATCAATTGTAATGAATTTGGCGCTCTTCTTAAATTTATATGTAGCTTTAACTGTAGCGTCAGCAGAGCCAACAGTAATAGTACTTCCTTTTACATTAGCTTCTACGATTGTTCCATCTTCTTTTTCTACATAAACTTTTCCACCTGCAACTGGCTCATGAGCAAGTGTACCAACACCCTTTGTAAGTGTTACACATTCAGCGATAGCACAAACATCTCTAAGAGCAGTAGCAATTTGAGAGCCTGTATTTGCTGCGATATATGAAAGATTCCAATCTGCCATTTCAATTGTTGGAGAAAGCTTTCTACCATATTTATATTTGAATAATGTCTTAGCACCTTTACCACCAGTTACTTCTTGGTCTTCCATTGATACGGAAATGGATGTATTGAGTGCGGTTGTACCTGTAAATGCAAGCGCACCATCAACATAAAATGCAACATCCGCTACAGATACTAAAAAGTCTTTAGAATTCTTTGCCATTTTAATGACTCCTTTCTTATATTTGAGCAATAAAAAAAGAAGCATCATCCTTCGATTTTGCTTCTAAGATCATCCTCGTTTGTTTTTAAATTTTCATATTTATCTACAACTTCCATACTGGTCATCCAATGTTGAAGTGGTTCTTTGAATTTTACAAATCCACCCATTTCACCAGTATGACAAGCTTGATATTCTTCATGTTTCTGTATTCTTCTAATATATCTCCAAAATTTTCTAATTGTTAAATTCTCAATATAGTCATTCGTAACATGAAGTGCTACGGCTAGAGAATCAATATAATCCTCGGTACTTGCATCACTCTTGTGCTTTTTTGCTTCATGTTCTCGTGCTTTTTCTAATGCATTTATCGCATCAATATTCATAAATTCATCAATGTCAAAATCAACATCATTTTGAATAATAAATATTCTGCGTAAATCATCAAAAACATCATCTGTAATCAAAAAATCATTAATCCATACATCTAATGTTTCTGGATCATATGTTAATTGTGAACCATCTCCGCACATAAGAGTTAAAAGATAACAACTCATTTTAAAGCAAAATGGTAATATCGGCATATTATATTTTTCTGCTACAGAAAAATCTTTTGAAGCATATTTGATAAAATTATAATACGACATTTTAATAAATTTCTTTTCTGTAAAAATTGCATTTTTGCGAATCATAAATGCTTTCTGATATTTATTAAAAGATAATATATTTGCCATCGTAATAGGATATATAGTTAATACATCATTGTATTTATATGGAGTATCATATAGTAAATAATCCTGCATACTATCTTTAGTAAATTCCACAATTATCACCACCAACATTATAATTTTTGATTTGATAACATAAGCATTTACCATAGTATTGATTGTTTGGTCTATATGTTTGTAGAAAATTTCTATATGCAGGTTTTACTTCCCCTAATCCTTTGATTTTATCTGTATTTGACATAATGCTTTCAATACATTCACACATAGCATCTATTCGATTTGCGTATGTGCTTGTTGCATAATATCCCATGTTTTTTACTTCTTTTGCAGTAGGAGAGGAATATTCAGATAAACGAATCAAATCTTTATCTACAAATGGAAATATATATAAATCAAAATCAATAAACATATTATTTGTAATGCTAGAAATATTAGCGTCAACAAACGTAAAAACTTTCTTTTCTTTTATAGCATCGTCAACAAAGTCATGATCAAAGACATGTCCTTGCTCTGTCCATTTCTTTTCATTTATAATCCATTCTCCACCACGAATAACATCAACTTCATCAAGTTCTTCACATTTACTTTTTTCAGGAGATAATAATTTTCGATAATTTTCGTTGCTGATTAGAAGTTGCATGATTTTGTTCTTATATTCTGTTACAATATGCAAAATGTTTGAATTATTCATAGCACCTCCTAAATAACATCAACGATAGTGATTTCTTTTCTGGATAAAATAGATTCATTGACAATAATTTGAAGTTCAAAAATATCATCAATATAATCCTCGTCTGAAACCTTTAATGTAATATTTTCATTATATTTACCAGATACTTTTTGATCTATTGGAAATTTAGACTTTATATACCATTTAAAATTAATAGATGAACCTTCGATTTTTGAATTGCCGTTCATAAAAGATACAGTATAAGTACGAGATATGCCAATTTTTAAGTTAGTATTTCCCGTGATTGTGACGGATATATTATCTATAGAAGAATTATCTTTTGGTAGTTCTGGATTTTTAAAAATATTTGGATCAATATAATTACAAATTCCTAAATCTGGTCTATCGCAATTAGGATCAAATTCATTCTTATCTGCAATAAAACTTAAAATTCCTCCATGAGTTTCACCAAAGAGATATAAAATATCATCAGACCTAGTGATTTTAAATACTTTACGTGGATTATTAATATTTCTATCAATAAACACACGTTTACCATCTAAGCTTGCCGAATCGTCATCATCAGGAAGTAATACTGTAAAATTATTTGAAGTCAAAATTACATATTGATTCCCAGTTCTGCCAGTATCATATTTACTGGCAGACGTGCCATTACACCAACGTTCTATAACTTTACCATTATCATTTTGCCACTTAATTTTGAATTGACATAATGAGAGAGTAACTTTTTCATAGATTCCATTATTTCCTGGATATCCTGTGATGAGCCAATATCTATCTTCGTAATAAATATACATTCCCGCAAGAACTGTACCTATTTGAAATAATCCAATACGTTCCAATGATTTAAGCTGTGTATCAGCGATATTTCCTTGAATAATACATCTTACCGACTTTCCATCTGTTAAATTACTTTTAAATAATGTAACAGTAGTAGCAATGTCTGTTTGTAATGATTCATCAAAAGCATCTTTTTTATAATTTACATGTGATTCATTTTCAAAACCACCTGTGATATTAGGTCTAGTTTCTGGTGTCATTAAATACCATTCTTGCATTTAGACACCTCCTAGTCATAAGCAGAAGGAGTTTGCTTATATATCATTTCGTTTAATTCTTCGGATACTTTTGCAAGTTCATTTAGCGTAGCAGATTTACTTCCATTAGAACCATCAATAGATAAATCTTTAGAAACAATACTGATACGTTTATTAACTTTTGATAGCTCACGTTCTTGATAAAATTTCTTCATCATAAGACCAAGAGTATCTATTGTGTATCTTTTTAATTTAGAATCAAACTCATTTAATTCTTCATCAAAATTGATGGAGTCAATCTCAAAAGAATATTTTCCAACTGCTTTTAAAAACCATACTTTTTCAAGTCCTTCTGGTATAACAACCTTATCTTGAAATGTACTATGAAAGCTATCTATAACTTCTGTATAAGTTGTGTTTTTCTCCATCAATTCACCATCCTTATACTCTAAGTCCAGTTAGATTTTCAACTGCTCTAACTTTTTCATAATCGTTAATTTTTAGATTACGAATAATCCCAATAATTGCAAATTCCTCTGCACGTGTTTTTACAAGTTTTATAAGTTCTGATTCAAAATCTTTTTTGTCCTTTGCGAAAAGATTTTTTACAATTTCCTCACAAATTACAACTTGATTTGTTGTTTCGGTTTCAAAATCAGCCTCAATTCTAGTTGGTTTATCATCAATATAAAGAGTTGCATGTGCACCTTGTCCATCAATTCCTGTAAATAGAAGATTTCCATTTTGAACCTGTGTGATAATTTCACTTGCTAAAAGTCTTACTGATCCATTAGCAGGAATAGTAACATCCCCATTAGATTCAATTCTCTGGAATCCTGTAGTCCAGTTTGCAATACTTCTTACAGTTACTTTCTTCTCTGGATTATATTTCTCAATTTTTGGCACAACCTTTTTTTCGACTTCTTTTTTCTCAACAGAAGAAACTGTGGATGTAGGTTTTGCGTGTGTTACTGGTTTTGTATTATTTTCAACTTTTTTACTAACTGCCATTGTATTTCCTTTCAATTACTTTTTCGATTTCGACTATTTCACTAATTGACTAATTAATAACTTCAAACAGAATGGATTACAGATTTGTACAAAACTATAATTTGATCCAAACGTTTTGATTTTTCAAAAGTGTAATATGGCGTATTTGTACGCTTGTTTACGGAATATGTAACATAGCGAATACCAAAAGCCATAATAAAATATGCCATTCTTTTTGAATAGCAATAGAAATATTCGCCCATATTCGCTCCATTAAAATAGAGCCACACAAATTAATGTATGGCTCTATTTTTTATCATTAATTTTTATAATAATTAAGCTAATGAATCAAGTTTTTGATCATGTAAAAGACCAACTTTATATTCGTGTCCTGGCTCAACTAATGCACCAACTTCAAGGTCATATCTGGTAATAAGTTGTCCAGTAGTAATATCTGTACCAGAGATAGAAGTTAGACCACCTCTTGTAACAGTATGAATTGGAGATTGTCCTCCTGTTGGCATAACAAACCCAAGACCTGCTGGGAGTAAAGTTTCAAAATTAGTACCATCAGCATTGAGTGTTGTAAGATCATACTGATTTGGAATTTCGCTAAGAACTGTACCGTTATACATTCCCATAAGTCCAGTATCGTGAATTTCTTTCATGACAGCCTCAGAAATACCTGTAACAGTAGGAGTTGTTCCCTGATATCCTGCAAATGCATTAAACTGAGAAATAAGAGCATAGTCACCAGATACAGTTGGTTTACCAAAACGTCTTACTTTGGAGATGATTTCATCTGCACCAGTCTTTGTAAGACCATTTCCCTCAAACATATATTTAACACCTGTAGCGTTTTTGATTGCATTATAAACAGTCTTTACAACATATAGAGCTGCCTTATTTCTAATCTGTACACGTACCTGATCTTGAAGTGTATTTTCATCAGACATGTCACCAAGAGCAGCTTTTCTGTAATCTACAGCATAACCACCAGAGATAGTAGTTGTTGTAATTGGAACACGTTTCTTTCTGATTACTGGGAATTTCACATCCTGACCAAGAGCTTGTTCATTTGCTGAAAGATTTGCAAAATCTGTAATCTCAACTTCACAAGATTCATTGTATCCAAGTGGCTTATATGTACCATAAATACCAAGAAGCTTAATTTCTTGAAGAAGAACTGGTTCCATTGCAAATCTACGAAGCTCATTAAGCTCAGAAATAGCAGTCATATCTCCAACAGAAGCCTTTTGATTAAGTTCCATGATATAATTTGCAGCAACATCTGCCTTCTTTCCAAATTTATCAAGAGGCTTTCCGTTTGTCATAGCAGAGAAAATCTCTACAACTGCGGACTTACCATTAATTTTTCCACTAACATAATTAGCGTCTTTTCTTTCATTATTTAATTCAAATGTATAAGACATTATATTTTATCCTCCTTATTAAAATTAAATTATTCTGTAGCTGTAGCTACAACTTTTACCTCAACACCAAGATGATTTCCTACAATTCCAGTTACTTCCAGATATGGAGCAACTGTAGCACCTTTTACAAGCTTTCCGCTAGCATCAGATTCAAGCTTGTCACCTTTTGCTACATCAGCAGGAAGTTCATCACCATAAACTTCAATAGCTTTTCCGTCGACTTTCGCAAGATCAAGAACTCTTACATGCTCACCTTTTACAATTTTATAAGTAGGCATATACTCGTCATCACCACGCTCAATCTGCATGATAACTTTTCCCTTTTTTGCACCTGCTGTAAATTTTCCATCTGCAACATCACCATACGCACCATTAAATGTATCTGCGGATGCTACAGCATCTACGAATGGATAATCTCCGTGTTCAATTTGTGAAATATAAGCAAATTTAACCATTTTGTCCTCCTTAATTTTTGCAATAAAATAAGCCCGAATTTTCGGACTTTAAATTAAATGTTCTTTAAAAAATATTTGTGTCTTCTTCTTTTTCTTCTGCGTCAATATCTTCACACATCTCTGAGAAGATATCCTCTACATCATCGTTACGAGCAGAATTTTGCTCTGCGATCTTAGCATCAGCGGCAGCTTTCTTTTGTTCTGCAACAATACTCATACAGATTTCAGATTTAATAGCTGTGATTTTTTCATCAATACTATTAAGCTCTTCTTTCTTTTCACATGCACTAATTTCAGATTTTAGCTTTTCAATATCATTCTTCGCAACTTCTTTTTCTTCTGCACTAAATTCTGCTAGAGCGGAATCAAGTTCACCAAGCTTTTCTGCGACTTTTGCTTTTGCAATTTCTTTTTGAAGAATATCCATTTCAGCCCATGTAGTTTCTTGATCTTTTTTCATATCATCAAGAAGTTTCTGCATATCTGCAATAGAAGCGTTTAGTTCAGAAATCTTAGTATCTTTTTCTTCAATCATACTAGTTTTTTCTGCAAGTTCTGTGTTCTTGTTTTCAATCTGAGTATTAAGCTCTGAAATCTGTGTTTCATAAGCCTCAGATTTTTCGTTCATCTCAGAAATAGTTTCTTTGATGGCGCTTTTAATTTCATTCATATCGAATTCCATTTTTGAGTTTTCCTCCTTTTTTTCTTTCTTTTGAGCGACCTCAATAATAACAGCATCATCATCCGCTGGTGAGATATTTAAGATGCAACTACCCGAAAATGCCATCTCCATTGGAGTTCTAAAATTATTAGTTGGATTTGATTCTTCATAAATAATTTTATTGTCATTTTCGACAGTTCCCATAATTTCAATAGAAGTAAAAACATTTCCTAGTGCATAATTTTTTCTTACCCATTTAACAAATCTTGGATAACGCTGTGCATAAAGAAAACCTTCTCCACATAGAACTTCTATATCATCACCAGATTCATCTTTAATTGTTTCAATACTAACTTTTTCACAAGTTCCTACAACTTCTGAATTTTCAAAAATAGGTTCTTGGATTCCATCTGAATTAGTTATTTCACCTGTAAGTCCATGCCCCAATGGAATTTCTTTCTTTTCCTCATCGACAAATTCTGCACAAAAAGGCATTCCGATAGCAGTATCCATCGCTTTTTCTACATATTCTTTTTTCCAATGCAATCCATTTTTATTTGTTTCATTGGGATTATTATGAATTTTGAGAAGAGCAATCTTAATTGGAACACGACCATTTTTATTGACTCGCTTAGAAATTTCGAGGATATTGTTTAACATATATTTATCCTCCTTATTGAGTTGTTTATATAAAATAGGATTAACCTAATTTATTTATTGTCACTAGGAGAGGGAAGTACATTTGCATTATTTCCCTTGCTAGTAATTGTATTTTCATTTGTCGGATTATCTATTTGTGGTCTACCACCAACCAAATCATCAACAGAAGTTCCAGAATTTTCTTGATTCTTACTTAGTGTATAACTGGTTTCATGCGGTTTGTATCGCTCAAATATTCCATCCTCAATCTCTTGATCAAGAACGCTAAAGTAAGCATCTGGATCAATACCCGCTGATGCAATTAAGAATGATAAAGACCCACCAGCAGACATATATAAATCCTTACAGAAATTAAAAAATGTCTGTTTATTTACAAATGAAGTGGGGAAGTAGTAAATTTCTACTTTATTCTTTTCATCTTTGATTATATTTTTATTAATAACATAATTTAATTCTTGTTGCCATTCATATACCCATGAGTATAATTGAGCAGTAATCATTTCCAGATTTGATTGTCCTGCGGCAAAATTTCCCGTAGTCATTGCTCCGATAAGAGAAGCACAGATACCTAAATCTTGAGAGATATTATTATTCAGATCTGACTCATTTTTAGAATCAAATAAATCAGTATCTACTTTGAGAGAATCAAGTTTTGTACCTGCTGCGACTGAAAAGAAACTAATTCCACCACGAGTATTTTTATTCATAACTGCTTGTCTTACAGTATTATGTTGATCTTCTTGCTGTTTTTTACTTAATGCACAAGTGCCTTTGTCTTTGCCCTCTGGAAATGTTTCGTATATAATACGTGAATTAATTTCATCCAATACATTTCGTTTTGTATCTGTAAAATAATCTTTATATAGAACGTCTTCGAGAGCTGCGATAATAAGACTCCGACCCCACGGCTCAGAATCCTTACATTTGATTTTTCTTGCCATAGTCTTGTTGTTATCAAGAATCATCCAATCTCCATTAACCAATCCATTGTGCTTCTTATCATATCCTTCTGTAATTTCAGGGGGATATTTCTTTAGCTTACGGTCAAGTTGTTCACCTGTAAAATCATCAAAATATCTCAGATTAAAAGCTAAAACATACCTGCCATTCTTTTTCCCTACGATTTTAGTATATCGCCATGGAAGAGTAATAATTCTTGCATTGATTCCAATTTCATTAATTTCAACTATATTCTCCACATCATAATCAGTCATAAATTTATTACGATCTTGAGTTCCTTGTCGAATATCAAAATAATAAAATGCAGTTCCTTCACGCATTTCTGTATGCAATGCATCACGAATAAACATTTTATCATCAATCATTTTTAACGCTGATTGCATTAATTCTTTATTCTTTTTCTTCTTAGATTTAGTGGAATTCTTAGATGATATGATTACTTTGTCAAGACATGGAAGAGAGGTCATATAATCAATTGAATTAGAGACAATACCATTTTTAGTATATATAAAATCGGATAATCGTATAGCTTCTTCATGATACAACACAGGGTTGCGAAGAATGTTATCAATATCTTGTTTTTTGAAATAATTATATACTCCACACGAAAACAAGAATTGTGATGCATCAAATGAAATAGAAGCAGAAAAACTATTAATTTCATTTATAGGTTCTTGTTTTACAGGCTCTTGTTTCTGTGCAGATGATTGTTCTATGAGTTTTTGTTTTGGAGGGCGACCCCTCTTGCGTTTTACTTCTTCTGGCATGTGTCGCCTCCTTTCAGTTTATTAAGGTGCAATATTCGTAATCGCTTGAATTTCCCATCATATCAAGTTCTAATTGGTCAAAGAAATATGAACCATATGAACAAGCAGTATATCTATCCTTACGATTTTTACCTTGCTCATAAATTTTAATTATGCCTGTTTGTGGCATTTTTTCATATTGAAGTTCTGCACATTCACTAATCATAGCTTGTGTTTCAAGGAATGGTCGTTCATATTCTATCTGTTTATTTGTATCAATTTCATTCTTATAATCATTATTATTTGATAATATTTCTTCTTTGGCAGTATTGTAATTTACAAGAAAATCTATTTTATTTTCAATAAGATTTTTTCTAAATGCTGTAGCAATATCACTATTTAATGATTGAGTAGCATTAATAGCGTATATACAAGCAGGAGCATTTGGATCAGGACACACTTTTGCATAATCATCGACATTCATGCAACGTAATGGTGAATATTCTACGCCTCTTTCTTCATCGAATAACACTTTTTGTAATGAATAAATTATCTGTAACCCACCATTTCTAGCATCTATGACAATATAATCAGCATCAAAATCTTCATATAATTGTCTGATACGAATTGCTTGTAAAGTAGTATCACCAATCTGATTTGATTCAATATATGGATATTGTCTTCGATAACCTTGTTTGATTTCAATTTCATTATCATTTGAAAGATAAGTAGAGGATTCTGGAATACCTCGTATACAAGCGTATACAGAATTATCATTCTGTGCACCTGCAACAAATGCAATATCATTTGATATTACTCTTACCTCATTGTCAATTTTAGGAATAGCATATTTATTTCTTTTATTGGTTTTAAAGTCGATTGTTTCACGAGGATAAAAGACATGTTTTGAGATTTGTCTATTCATTAACATTGAATAAGTAAAATAAGAAGACATAGAATCTTTTACACGAAGATTTAAAAACTCAATTTTCCATGTAATCGGGTCTTGTTTTTTCTTTTCCTTAATGAGCTGTTTTAATGTTTTTAAATGATGCTTCAATGTAATACTTTCATCAAATGTCAAAAGCACTGAACCATTATGCTTTTGCATACCAGTATATGCTTGATCTACAATATCCCAAATCCACGCTCCGTTATCAATCCAACTTGAACTGATATAAACATCTACTGGATCTTCTTGTAAAACAGGATTTTCACCATAATATGAATTAAGCATATATGGCTGATTTCTAACTGTCTGGAATGGAGAAATAACAGAATCTTCGATTTTTTTATCAATTTGTCTAAATTCTTCTCGACAAATAGCATTTGATCTCAAACCACGAGCATTGTCATTTGCTACAAATACAGTAATCTTTGATCCATTCTTAAATTTTACAAAAATATTATTTTCACTTGTACTCCAATCAGCTATCTCAGCTTTTAATGGTTTACTCCATTCGCACAATTCGTCAAGTATTTTATCAGACACAATTAATTTAGCCTGCTTTTTTGTAGCTGATCCTATACGAAATTTTGTTCCTGGGTACAGAATACATCTGCAACAAGCATATAATGCTATAATGAATGATTTAGCATCATTACGACTAGCAATTATACAAATGAAGTTAGATATACCCATTAAGTATATTGCTAATTCTTGATAAACATATAATGAAAGTTTTAAATAATCTCTTACAAATCTATGCATATTTCTACGCCAAAATGTACACCATGCCAAGCTATGTATTACATTCATAGGATTACTCAAATAGTGAGTAGAAGGAAATTTCTTATATAGTTCTTTTTGATTATCATCCGCAGGATATTGATTCAAATTATTCATCTTCATCTTCCTCTGGAACAAAGAACTCTTTGTCTCTTATATCACTTCCTGTCATAATGTTTTCCATTGGTCTACATACATGACGTTCAAAATAATCTCCAATTTCATCCCAATCACTATATAAATCTTTATCTTTATAAAATTCTTCTGGCGTGTATTGAGAAATAGTAGCAAGAGTCACACCAAAAACTTCATCATTACTTGAATCTTTTTCTTCAATGGTTCTCAATCCTGCTTGCTTAAATGTCTTACTATATTGTTCAACAAGACTACTATATTCTTTCGCATCACCTTTTGTTAAAGCTCTAACCATTAGCATATTTATATTACATAATGATTTAATAAAAATCTCCTGATTATTATCAGCATTTGGATTATTCTTTTTCAACATACGGTAATGATCGTCAAGGTTTTTATAATCAGCTTCCGTAAAACCAACACCCCATCTATCAACAGCAGAAGCAGAGATATTAACATCATCCTGTTTTGCTTGTTCTCTGGATAGAATAAGTTGTCCTTGTTTTTCTTCATAATCATTTACCATAGAATCAAAATATGTTTTCATACTTCCAACATTCAAATTTTTCTTTGCTGCATAATGAGAAATTCTGCTTCTATCAGAAGATATTTCCCTAGCTGCTTTTAAAGGTTCAATATTATATACCCAATCCACTTGTTGACAAAAGTGTTTAATTGCATGTTCTTCATTACCACAATAGAAAGCAACTAACGTATTCATGTATTTGTCAGTACATTCCTTACACCAAGGTAAATATCCATCGTTTGCCTGGAATAATGGACTACTAGACTTTTGAAAATTCTGTTTTAAATTATTAAATCCTTTTCCACAACATGAGCATTTATATTTATGTTTTTCTGGATCGAATTGCACATTGGCTCTTGGAATACTAAATGTGATCGTTGGATCAAGTTTTATTGGTGAGTTCATTGACTCACGAATCGCTTCTTCTCTTGATTGTCTAGGTTTTCTATTAGCCAAGAACATCACCTCCTTTATTTTTGCATAAAATTAAGCCGATTGCTTTAATGACAATCGACTTTATGATATTTTTCTATATTGTGAGTATCTACTATACCTTTTCGTCATTACATAAGTAATGTTTAGTGAGTAATATTATTCTCACTATCCAGTGGCGAAATCTACTGTGGATTTCTCCAATTAAAATAGGAGAGTAGCATTGTTATCTTGTTTCCATTATCATATCCATATGATATCTAGTGAGTGTAATAACCTCACTTTACAGGTAAGGAATTACCTGAATATAAATTTAATTTATATTTTTTGCATAATAAAAGAGCCACCCACGCCATCGTGAATGACTCCTTCATATATAATATTTATACTAATTTGACTTACATTTTCATTCTTTATTATCAATAATATTTACATCTATTACATACGCAACATCTTTTACAACTTTAATGTTTTCATGACCATATTTTTCATCAAGAGTTTTAATTTCTGTTTTTAATTTTTCCAAATCATCTGTCTCAAATGGGACAAATGTTTCTTCACTTGATGTAGCAGAAGTGGTAGTGCCATATAGTTGCCATAGTTTTTTGCTATCATTGTATTTAATTAGAATATTATACATTTTATTTTCTCCTTTATTATAGAGCGAGTGGAGGTAGTGAGCCAACCAGAGCTAAAAACAGTATGCATCCCATTAGTAGCTTTCGACATCATGTTACTCGCATATTTTTTTGCATAATAAAAGAAGCCACCAATAAGGCGACTTCTCATAAATTTCAATATTAAGTTTCTATATATTTATAATCCTTTGCAAAGATTCTTCCAATAGTTACATCTTCCTTGAACAGACTGAGCAGAAGATGTACCACTGGTACAATACTGAACATAATCTATATCATTACCATAGCTATCTACAAATGTCTGCACAATGTTTGTAAACTTATCAAAGTCTTTCTCGTTCTTCACACATGTATATGCGGCATATAACATCATCGGAAGAGAAGTAGACTTGAGATTGAGTTTTTCTTCAAATTTTTCATCTAAGAATGACAGAGCAGATTTTAATATAATAATATCTTTTTCATCAACATGTTCATTATACCATTCTACAAATATATCAATATCTTTTGCTCTAAACGATGTAAAGTCATTATCATCTGTAGTGTTGATCAACATAAGTGTCTGACGTACAACATCATTTGCTACATCTTTCTTTAACTGTGTTGGAGATAATACTTTTGCAAAGAATGGATGATTTGCAACATCAAAGATAATTGCACTAACTTCATCACTCTCTAATGATTTTCTCTTCTGAGTATTAGATAATGGTTTACCACCATTCTGTCTGCGGAACATCTCACGAATATCTTCATCTGTACAATCAGAAAAGATATAATGTACAATTTCATAATCTGTGATTTTATCCTGGACAACTTCATCTAACTGTGAGAATTTCTTTCCGGCAATTTCATATACAGTATTTTCAATTGATACTTGTTTCAGCTTTTTGCTTAATTTGAATCCATCATTTAAGAAATCCCTGATAGTTGTGCTACGCTGAACACCATCAAATACATATCTGATTTTATCTTCTTTTTCTTCTGAACGAATAGGATCAACAGGATAATTGCGAAGCATTGAGTCGATTAATAGGCTCTGCTCATAATTTTTCCATTGTCCTTCTTTTCGCTGTAGTTTATGGAACATATTGTATTTTCCATTTTTCATATCTCGTGAAAATGATTTGACAGTTTGTGTCTTTCTGTTGAACTCCATATACGACACCTCCAATATTTGATATTTTTACATTATCACAATTGGAAAATATTGTAAAGGACAAGTTTGCTTTAAGATAGGGCAGTAGTGAGCTGCCCTTTTCAAGAGAAGAGCAAATATGAAACAAGAAAATATATAGAAAGATAGGTATTTGCCCGAAGCGGTTTGACAGTCCGATGTCGTGCGCTTGTTTCCTTATAGGTGTGTTTGGTCTACACTACGGGCTTTTGGGGATTTATAAATCTGATAAAGAAGCTTGTTCAACTTTTTTAATTCCATCTTCACCAAAATATTTTTCAAATTCTTCATCTACTTCAATATCTTTGTATAACCCTACCATATCCAATGAAGACCATCCGATAATCATTTGAATTACATTATCTGGAAGACCGCTACGTGCACAACTTGTCGTGAAATAGTGCCTCAGGCTATGCCAGTAAAACGGGATGTCTAATATTTTACTAAATGTTTCAGCCCAACTATCCAAGGTATCTGTAGAAATTTGTTCATCAACATATTTATTCCCTACTTTTTTAGGGAATAACCATTCAGAAGTAATATTATTTTCTTCTCTATATTTAAGCCATAAATCTAAATATGGTTTAAATGGTTTTACTAATGTATATACAATAAGTTGCTTCCCTCTTGATCCTCTACCTTTAGTAGTGATTGTTTCTGGTGTTTTATATAATGAACCATAAATAATATTTTCATCATCAAAATATGAAACTTTAAAACGTGGTAATTCACTTTTACGTCTTCCATTATTCATAGCCATGCTTAACATACACGCTTTATCATATTGTTCCTTTTCAACAAGATAATCTAATAAACCCTGCAATTGTTCTTCTGTGAATACAGTTTTCTTCAATACTTTTTCATTTGTTGGATTTTCTATTTTACGAATAATTGGACGAAATCCTTCATACTCATCATCTAACATATTTTCAACATAATTACTAAGAGATGAGAGAGTAGATTTAACTCTTTTGATTCTTGCAGGACTCCATTTCAATTCAGTTAAACAATAACTTTGATACTTAGAAATTTCACGTTTAGACAAATTAATAAAAAATTTGTTGTTACATTTTTCTAATAGATATACCCAAAAAATATTAAGATCGTGAGCATATGCATCAATTGTTGATCTTGCTCTGTCTACTGATACAAGATAATCTAAAAAATCATTTCCTAATTCAACATTATCTGGATTAACTTGCTGTAATTTTTCTGGTGTCGTTAAAACATTATATTGTACAGTTCTTCCTGCCATTTGCTCACTTCCTTTCATAAATTTCTTACATAACAAAAAGAAGCAGATTTACAATAATTAAACTGCTTCTTTTTGTTTTTCACTATATTTTTTAAAATCTCTAATCACATTTTGAGAATAATCCAATTCTCCAATACTTCTAACTTTATTCCAATCAATATTATTTTTATAAAATGATTCAATCTTATTTTTTAAATCCAAATTATCATTGAATAATATATTTTGAAAATTATTATTTGTTAAATCACATGGGAATAATATATAATAATGGAGATTTTCATTTTTTAACATTGTTTCTTTTTCTAATAGTTTGATTCTATACTGTTCTTTAGATTTGCTATAAGAAATGACTTTATTTTCATAATACCAAGTTTTATAATCTGCAATAATTCCTGCAATTTCTATGTAAATAATTTTATCATCAATATGAATTACATAATCACAATTCATATTACCATTATAACCGTCAATAAAATTAGAATATTTTACATCTCTAAAATAATCTATTTGATATTTGAATCCATGTTCTTTTAAATATCTGGAAAACATATATTCAAATTGACTCGTAACATGTTCTCCATCTTCAAAATCATAATTTATCCCGTTTCCCTGTTTCCCAAAGGATATACCAAAAGATGATAGATGCTGAACCAATCCAATATTATAGTATTTCTTGCATGTTCTATCTAAAGTACCGTAACTCATCCAATCACTATTTTCATTTATTTCTCTAGTAGTTATGAAATTTCTTCCATCCAATTTTATAAAATTTACTATATAATGCACTTCTTTATCAAAATCATCTTTGGTAAGTTGTTTATCCATCATATTTTCTTGAACAATTTCAAGTCCAAGTTCTTTCTTCATTTTATTGACAGAACCCCAATATTTTTTAATATGAGTAACTCCTAGAGTATCAGGAGTAGGGTATTTAAAATCTTTGTATTCCAATGGACGATCAAGATGCTTTTGCATATTCATAATTATTGAAATACAATCATCTTTTGTATAATTTTTATTTTGTCCACCACGAGTTCTCATTTCGTATTTTTCTTCATTGGATAATTTGTATCCACACAATTCAAGCCAATCAACCAAATCACCATCAAGATATTCTTCATACATTCTTAATGTTGGCATTTTATTTTTGGGCTTAAAAGCTAACTTTTTATTTTGTGGATAACCATTACTTTCAACATAACTTTTTAATTTCCGTACAAGAAATTTTTGTATCTTTTCTTTGTTATCTTTAAAAGTTCCAACATTTAATTTTGCCGTGGGCATTACATCAAATTTGCAATCAAGACATAGATAATCATATCCATATTTTGATACATAACCATTAATTCTTGTATATTCTGATTTTGGAATCTTTTCTCTTTCTTTACAGATATCGCATTCACATTCCACTAATAAATTTGAACTTGGTTTTAAATCTCTAACATCGACTTTCATAGTTGCATTACGATCATACACCCATTTATGGTCTCTTTTATTATATTTCTTAGGTATTTCATATCCTAAATTTTCATAATATTTTGCCATATTTACTGCAACTTGAATTTCAATTTGTTGTGGTAATACTAATCCCATTTTTAATTCCTCCTTCTAAAGTATTTTTATATACAATAAAAGGAGAGAGGGTGGTAATTATCCACCAGGCTCTCCGACATTAACGTAATAGGAACATACCCTATATTTGAGTTCCGTTAATGACATTAAATCCCAACATCAGCTATGACACTAACATTGAGCAATTTGGGTTTATCACCCAATAATTAATTCTCCATTAGATAAAACAATCCAATAGATATAAAAAGAGTGCGTAAGCTATGACACCTACACACCCTAAAGAAAGGCTAAACTATGATAATAAACATCAAATAACGAGATCAAGTAGTCCGAATATATGATAAAGTTTATGAAGTGTTTCTGCTTCATCTTTAGTAAGTTTCAGATTTACATACTCATCATCCGTATCATCACTTACATTGTACTCATGACAACTTTCACAATCACCATTGCAATTTCCAAGTTCAAGATCATCTATAAACTCATCGTATTCTTTTTCAATTTCATCATGTAGTTCTACGATATATACATCATTTGATTCAACTTTATTCATAATCTTACTATTACATTCGTCAAAGATATAAATTTCATCACCGCCAAAAATAATATATCCATTTTCACGTTTTGCAGGTTTACACCAAATCTCCATTGCATTGCTGTGATTTAGTCCATAACATAGAGAGATAACAAACTCATCTTCATATCCGTCACATATTGCATCGTGAAAATCAATATTTGCAATTTTAAATCCATAATCAGTAAGAATGTTAATGATCTTTCTTGATGTGTCATACTTTGCTGCAATAGCAATATCTACAGTAGAATTATCTTTCATCGCAGCGTAATATTTTCTCAAAAAACTAGAATCTACATCTTCGCAAAATTCAAAAATATCATCATAACAAATTGTTTTACTTTTCATATATAATTCCTCTTATTTACCATTAACAAGTTCTTTAAGTGCTTTTGCTGGTTTAAACTTTGGTGCTTTGCAAGCAGAGACGATAATTGATTCTCCTGTTTTCGGGTTCCTGGCTTGTCTTTCTGCTTTTTCAACAACTTCAAACGTTCCAAATCCTACTAGAGCAAGTTTTTCTCCTTCTGCAAGAAAATCACTGATAACTTTAATTGCAGTATTAATAGCAAATTCAGAGTCCTTTTTTGTCCATGTTGTTTCTTCTGCGAATCTATTAATAAAATCTGTTTTTGTCATTTATAAAAACCTCTTTCTTCTATATTTCTACTAAAATAGGAGAGTAGCGATGTACTCTCCTTGTCAATTAATTCAAAATTACTTTATATGTTTCATCATGTCCGTAGATTTCGTGTATACCGTATATACTCACAGCAGCTTTACTACCTTTCATAAGTGAATCAGAATACGGATCACTTCCTACAAATGATGAATTAATCAGCACTTCACAATCTGAACAGCATCCTTCTCCAACAGTCATTTGTTTTCCTGCGTGATAATGTCCTAAGATTAAAATATCTACAAATTCTCTACGCATCATAGAAATATCTTTAAGTGCTGATTCAATATTTTTAATCTGGTGTCCATGCATAGCAACAATATTATATCCATTGATACTAAATGCTACATATTGTTTTCCTTCTTCTGCAAGATGAACAGTAATACGATTGTTATTGGCACATAAATCTTTAATATAATTTCCAATCAGATATTCCATATCCTCGTCCATTAACTCATTAGCTTTTGCACCTAACGCACGTATCTGTGTATGATTAGCTGATGGAGTATGATAATATTCAATTTGCACATGAGCAGATAATGTATTTAACATTTGTGCAATCAATCTACATATTTCCACACATGATTTTACGACTGTACTATCATTTATTTTTAAATCAGTTAGATGAATAAGTCCTTGTAATACATCGCCTGTACATAAAACATGTAATTTATGTAGCTTATGTGATTTGATAAAATCAATCATATAAGATGTAAGATAGAATAATCTTTCTCTTGTAATTTCTGGTGAATAAATATTATTTTCGCTTACGAATGAAGCACCGTAATGTAAGTCACTTAGGTTTAGAATATATTCACGAGAATTATTGTCTTCATAACTTACAATATCTTCAAATTCTGGCAATGGTAATGTATTAATAACATTTCCAACATACTGATAGTACAACTCTTGCCGAGATTCACTTCTATCTAAACGATTTCTTTCAATATTAAGAGTTTGAAGTTTAATCTGCTCTTGGCGATATTCTTTAATTTTCTTATCTAATTCAGCTAACTGTTTACTTGAATCTGAAAATTTCTTTCTATTTGCATCTAACATTTTATTAAATGATTGAAATTTTTTACAGTATGTAGATTCACCATAATCTTGATTTAATAATGTATTTAAAATTATGGCAACGTCATTCCATGATCCAATAGAATCCTTATCGGAACATATTCTGTAAATTAATTCTTCTGGTGTTTCTCCATCTAATCTTTTATATGACTTTATATCATTCACCGCCCAACTTACTCTTCTTCTGGAAGCTCAACCGTAATCTTAAAATCAACAGTTTCCGTTCCTTCAGGAAGAGCATCAATAACTTCCTGGGTAATGTTTTCACCTGTATCTGTATCAATAAGATTTAGGTCATGTAATGAAATATTTTTAAGCTGAATATTTCTCTTGCGAGGATTAAGTTTTTCTGGTGTTTCATTAATCTTGATCATGTTTTCTTCTCCTTAAATTTACATATTTGCAATAAAATAGAAGAGTATTGATAACTCTTCTTAGATAATTTCGTCTACTAAACCTTTTTCTAACATTTCATCGGAATCCATATATGCTTCATATCTCTCAATAGCAGCATAATCATCTTCTGAAAGATTTGTATGTGATACAATAAAATCTGCAATACGTTTCTCAAATTTTTCATTGAATTTGAAATAATCTTTTACTTGACTGGAAGTTCCACCAATATAAGCAGAACCACCATGAATAAGAGCTGTACTGAATGGATAACATTTTCTAGTTACGTTTGGATTGTTTTTACCAGACATGAGAATAATACTTCCCATAGAATATGCATATCCAAGTACAATGACTTCCGTTGGTGTTTTTAGTCTTTCAATAATATTACATAAGACCAACCCGTCAAATGTAGATCCGCCATTACTATTCAGATAAATAGTAATTTTCTCACCTGTTCCGTCATTATCCATTTGTAATAGTGGCATAACAATTTTATCAATTGTAAGATTACTAATAATATCATTGATAAGAATAATTCTATGTTTTAGAAGATTTTCAAATTGATTATTAATCAAATCTGTATCTTCAAGAATGACCTGCTCCGCATCTAATTTTTCAGCAAGCTCATCATATTCTTTGTCTGATAGTTCCATATTTCTTTTATTCATAGGCTACGATACCTCGATTTTCATAATATTTTTAATCTAATAAATCTGCCATAGCAGCAGTTTCACTACGTTCAGTTTTATTAAGTTGTACATATCCGAATTTTTTGTGTCCAGAAAGTTTTTGAACGGAGCATAATAATCCATTGTTATTTCTAAATAGAGGACTATCCACTTGTTTTACATCTCCGTCTAGCCATAATTCAGAATCCTCTCCGATACGACCAATTAATAATTGGATATGTTCTTTTGTTAAGTTTTCTGATTCTGTACAATATAGAATACAGTTCTTATAATCTCGACCACGAATATTTCCGATAAATTCAATTGAAATATTTCCTGCCATGATTTGCATATCAAGTCCTGTTTCACCACCTAAATGATCCGCTAAAACCATTGCACCAGGCTTCATTTTTTCTTCAATCGTCCCAGGAATAAAACCAATTTCTGTAATATTATGAACTGTTATTGGATTTCTAATAAATACCAACCGTTCAAATTTACCTTCCTCAATCAGTTTAAGAGCATTAGAAATCATTAGCATTGATTTTCCACTACCAAATCTACCTGATAAAACTTTAATCGTAATATCTTTATTTTGTAGCATATCAAAAGCCAAAACCTGTTCTGGATTACGTGGTTTAATCTTACCTAAAAATCTGTTTGAAATTTGTTTGTATGAGATAGGTTTATATTCTTCACCATTCCATTTACGATAATCAACAACTTCACCATCGCTCTTACGAATAATCAAATATTCATTTAGAAGAGAATCATACATATTCTCATTTGTATGTAAATAAAAATAACTCATTTCTTCATCAGAAAGAGTTACATCCTTATATCCTGTATATTCATCAAGATTCTTAACAAGATTAAGTTCTTGTGTTCCTTTTGTGGGAAGTTTAAAAATATTCTTTGAGATGAATTTACAATTAAGATCATCTGTACAAACGATAATGGAAGAGGATTGATTATACCAATAAGCAGAAGCTAGAATGATATTATCTGGTGTTTCATCCAATGTAAAATCATTAATAATTTTTCTGACTTCTGGTGTATATGCAATTACTTCATAATTTTCGCTTTGATCAAGTAATCTTGCGATTGATCTTGCTTTATATTTTACATCTCCATCTTTATGACCTGATGTTTTGGTCGACTCAATTTCTTCAAGAGTCTTCTGAGAAATGACAAATTTCTCTTTAAATGCTGCGCTTTGTAAATTTAATAACGCATTGGTATCCAGAAATAATTTATATTCCAATAAAAGATACCACCTTTCCTATATATTTTGTCTTACTTTTCTGTTATTTATATTCCACAACATGCAATCTGTTATGGTAATTATCTAATGCCTTATTAATTTCTCGACATTCTCTGTAGTAATATTTACTATTGCCACTATATGTCTTAAAAATATCTTCATGGAACTTAAAACCTTTCTTCATAAGGTATTCCATTTCTTTTTTAGTAATTTGTTTAATAACAATTCACGTCCTTTTCATTTATTTCTCCAAATAGGAGAGTAACGTACAGGGTAGGATTTGAACCCACGGATGGTTTTATCCATCAAATGCTTTCAAGGCATCCGCATTAAACCTGACTCTGCCACCTGTACACAAAAGAGACACCTCACGGTGTCCCTTATCGCCAGTATTTGAGAGAGTTTGATATTCCTGGCATTATTAATATCTAATTCTATTCAGATATTCAGAAGAAACTAAGATTTCATCACGATCTCAACCAATTTGTTTTAATATTGTATGAAAATCACACAATAACTTTATATTTTAATCAGAAACGTTATGTTTCGGATAAATTAATCATGAATTTATCATTATATTTTTTTATAAGCTATTCTATAAGAATATATTATCGAAACGAATATTGATCTAATGAAATAACAAATTGTCGAAAGACCGAAATAATGAAACCACGTATTATAGCATTAATGAAACGCAATGACGATTAACGCACTCTTCTTGAGAATTAAGCATTATATACTTACTTTTTATTTTGAATATCTAATCATTTGTCATATGCAATCCATTTTGTAGACAACATATAGAATTTTCGATTTTATTTAATTATGATAATTCTGGTATTATCATCCTACCTCGCAGCATCACAGTTCATCTGCATCTGAACCGATTGACCATCATAAATCAATCTTAGTCTCTTGTGAATATCCGAATAGAAGAGTAGTGGTGAATTTTACTTCACCACAATATCTTCGAGCGTATCATTCATATCATACTTTTGTTCAAAATCAACAAGAGTAGTAAGCTCAAGTTGATCAAGTTTAGTTGAAACTTCATCAGTCTCTTTTGCTAACTTCTTTGCAAGTGCTTTGACCACATTTCTATCATAGTCAAGTTTGGTAACTTCTTTGATAGTGTATGTATAAGCAACCTGCTCTTGATTAACATTGAATCTATAATCTCGACCTTGTTTTTCAGTTTCAGTAGCTTTTCTACCAGCCATTGTCTTGAAAACTTTAGCAAGACTCTGTTTTGTTTTATTCATAGCATAAGAAGAATCCAAATCAATCTCAGTATTTTTCTTAGCTTCTGCGATAGCATCAGACAACTTTTGCTTTTCTTGAATTGCATCCATAAGAAAATCCACCAGTTGAGTTGGCGTGAAATCTACATTATAAGATTTTGGAACTTCCAAATTATCATCGGTTGCTTCTGGATTAGCTTTGCTTTTCATATGCTTTTGAGTTGTTGTCATAACAAACAATCCATTTCCAAGATATGTCTGTGCGCTGCTAATAAGGTTTGTAAGAAAGTTCTGATATCTGTAAGCTTCTTTTAAAATCATGTACTGATTCTCCTTTTAACTAATTGTGAATTACTCATGTCTAAAGACACTAGCTTCCTGCTTCATCGTCCTCGTAACCTACTAACTCTACAGGCGTAAATTTCGGTAATTCCTACCGTATTTTATTTTATCAAGCTACTTCCAACATTCTCATTCCTTCATTTAGAATATTAATAGCAGCATTAATATCACGATCATGAACAGTTCCACATTGAGGGCATATCCATTCTCTGACAGATAAATCTTTTGTATCTTTATTAACATAACCACATACATTACAGGTCTGACTTGACGGTACATATCTATCAATTTTGATATATGTACGTCCATTCCATTCTGCTTTATATGTAAGTTGTCTTGTCAATTCATACCATCCACAATCTGAAATAGCTTTAGCAAGATTATGATTCTTAACCATATTTGATACTGCTAAATCTTCACTTACTATCACTTGGTTTTCGCTAATAAGTTTATATGAAATTTTATGCAAATTGTCAATTCTGGTATTGTGGATTTTCTCGTGTATTCTTGCTATTTTAATTCTCTGCTTATTCCAATTATTGCTACCTTTTACTTTATGAGAAAGTTTTCTTTGTTCTTTTGCAAGCTTATCTTCATATCTCTTAGTAGTACGAATATTGTCAAACTTTTCTCCATCAGAGGTGATAAGTAAATCCTTAATTCCTAAATCAATTCCAACAGAATTATCATTTTCTTTCATTGGAATATGTTCAGTTTCTACAAGAATTGAAACGAAATATTTTCCTGATGGAACATGTGAAACTGTCGCAGATTTAATCTTACCTGTAAATTTTCTATGGACTTTTGCTTTAACCCATTTTAATTTCGGAAGTTTGATCTTATTGTTTTCAAAAGAAACTTCTATATTACCATTTGTAAAGTTAGTAGAATATGCTTTTTTCTTATTACGTTTACTCTTGAATTTCGGATATCCTGCATGTTCCTTAAAGAACTTCTGGTATGCAAAATCCATGTTATAAATTGCATTTGTAAGGGCAAACTTGTCAACTTCTTTCAGCCATTTGTATTCTTTTTTAAGAACTTGATTGCAATAATTGTTACAAGAAGTTTTGTTCATAGATTCTTTTTTTAGTTTCATATAATTCTTTTCTATAAGCTAACGTTTGATTATAAACAAATCTACAACATCCAAAAGTTTTCTGAATTTGTTCTTCTTGCTGTTTATTTGGATAGATCCTATACTTATAAGCTTTTAGCATTTACTCATCACCTCCTCACTTATATATTCTCTTTTAATTTATTAACTCATAATTAAAGTCACGAGAATGTGCAAATTAAGGGTTTTCAAAATAACCATTGAGTTTTCTGTTATAATGTCGTGTGATTTTTGGTTTTACCCAAATTTTTTCATCACATTGGATATCTTCATATCTATGAATTTCTTGTGATGGAACATATTTACATTCCAAACTCAATCCATCTAATAATTTAACCACTGTTTTATCAGTGGGAGTAGTAGAAGATAAATAGTCGAAAATAATACCCTCTGCCGATTTGAAAATTTTTCGGACTGTCGCTATATCTATATCTTCTTTTTTTGAAATATCTTTAATAATATTTTCTTGATTAATTGTCAAATAATATTATTCCTCCCATCTGTTTACGATCGTTTGTGTTGAGCATATTCATTTGTAATTTCAGCATAACTGTTGTGCTATGCTCTCCATATAGCCACAAATGAAAAAATATTTTCGCCCATGTACAATGGGTGTTTTTATTTTTTATGAAATATTTTCGCCCATGTACAATGGGTGTTTTTGCTAAATCGACATTCTTTTTTTTCTTCGATATTCTCTATCAATTCTACGTTTTTCTTTTAATTGACATTGTTCACACCGACATGATTTGGTATCTTTTATATCAACCTCAAACCATTCTCCACAATCAATACACTGAATGAATTTAGTTTTTTTAATAGGAATGTTAGATTCAAGATTTTTAACAACATACTGACCATAACAAAACCAAAATAACTGTTTCGATCTTTTGTTATTTTCATATAAATATTTAACAAGCATATCTGTTAATTCTTCATTTGAATAGCCAAACTTTGAAAATTCATCTCGAATTTGACAAGCGACATATCTCAAATTATCAATATATTCATCTTTCATATTGATTTTATACCTGTACTTTTTATTTAACTCATCATATAAATCAGATACTTCTTTTTTGCAAGTAGTATTCACATTACTCATCATTTTGTGATAATCAAGTTTTCCAAGATGTAATCCTCTTGTATTAATTGATTTATTTGGAATTACATTATAAAGCTTATTTACAAAACTTCCATTTCTTTTTTCTACTTGAGTCTTATTTTCATCATCACTAACTTTTTTATCCTTTGCATATTCAAAAAATGCAGGTAATTTTTTATTAGTAAACTCCTTAATTTGTGCAGATATTTCTTTTGGGAACTCTGGTTTATATAATGTTTTAGCGAAGTCAATAACAAAATTATTCTGACAACATAATCGCTTTACACAATTAGTAGCATGTTGTTTTTCTTCATCAGTGCCATCAATGAAAATATCACTGTTCCAAATCTTTGAAATATTATTACTATAAATTCCTATATTTCCACCAGTAAATGCAGCGTTTAATCCTGCATAAATACTTTTATTATTTAGCTCAACTGGTTTTGCTTTTTGCATATTATAGTATAATGGAACGATACCATTCATATTTCTTTCAGCAATACGAATAAAATCTTGATCAGCTACAACAAGAGATTTATCACCATCAACATCAAATTGAAGAATCTTACTAATTAAATCATATGTACTAGTATAAACGGCATTGGTCGTAAACCATTCTCTGATTTTTTCAACTCTTTCTCCGTATACTTTATTAGCAACATTAAATCGTATAGCATGTTCTTTATATAAATGGGGGCTTCTAAGACAATCTAATTTATCGTAATATTTAAATAGCCAACAGAACACTTCCTTATCCGCCAATAACCCCGTAGGCGTTTCAATATGTCCAAACCAATATTCACATGCGGCATAAAAATCAGGAAGTAAAAACGTATATTTTCCATTAATGTCTAATCGACCGCTACGATATTGTTTGAGAAGACTATTTTTTACTTCTCTAATAACATCTTTTGCATATGTATCATTTAATAATGCAGGATATATTTTAACTGCTTTTTGAAACGGTGTCATATTATCGTTATATGCGGTAATTCCTAATACTTCCATCATTGTTTTTTCTGATGTGCATATATTAGTAATCTTTTCGATTGACTTAGATGCCAGTAGCAATATTTCTTCATCTGATATATTAGTAAGAGTTTGCAACATCTGATAATTAATTTTTGCATTTTTAACCCTATCTTCTTCTGTATTGCATCTACCAGCTTGACAATTATATTTTTTAAAGTATGTTTTGTATTCATCCCATGAATCATAGAACTTGTACATTTTAAACTGACTCTTGGTAAATATAATTTGAATGTTTTCTTCGATGACATCGTGTTCTTTACCATATATATCTTTGATGATAGGAGAGTAGTTGTTTACTTTTATAAACTTTACAAAATCAAATACGCCAAGCAATCCTTTTATCCAGGGTGCACGAAACATTGTATTTTTATCCATAAGACATGGTAAAATCATTCCGGCTCCATCCGTATGTGGAATTGGCACTAAACCAGTTTTTCTCTCAATTGAATAATCTTTCTCATCTATAAAATCAAATGTACCTGGAACATTTGTTTCAAAATCGTCAATTACAATACATCTATCAATATCAAAATCAACCCATTGATCTGTTGCTGAATTTGCCAATGCCATGTAAGCCAAATGCTTATTAACATTATTACCGCCTTTGGAATTGATTTTATCAATCGTTAATCCGCACATTACGGTTTTTTCTACCTGATTCCATACAGATTCTTTTATAAAAACTGCTTTCTTTTTACGAATTTGTCCTGCTGATGATGTAAAATACCTATATTTTTCACCTTTATACATAAAGCCATAAAAAGACAAATCTTTAAAAACATCAAAATAGTAAACTTGTACTACGATAAGAGCGTCTGTAAGTTCATCTTTTTTAATTCCAATAATTCTGGTAAGAGAAGATTCAAAAACTGAAATAACATTTGTATCTTTCAATTCTTCTTGTCTTAAATATCGCAATGGTATATCTTTTTTTATTTCATTTTCTTCATTATGTTTTGAAGTGTTCTCTTTCTCATAAACCTTAGTTGCGAGAATTTTTAACAATTTCTCTTTTGATTCATTAGCTTTCTTTCTTTTATGTGCAATTAAATGATTCCAATAATTTAGTTGATTTCTGAGCTGATTAAATTGATCCATATCGGTTATAGATGTTTTTTCTCTATCACTCAATACATATTCTGTATCCTTTTTAATCAAATCATATGTATCATCAGAACATCCAATAGTATTAAAATCTTTTTTAATTCCATCAAGTTTATTACTGATATAATTTCGTTCTCTTCTATATTTACAATTCATTTCGTGTAGATACTTTTCTGAATTGCTATAAAAATGTCCAGTATCTACACTGTACATATTAATCTGTGTATCTAACATTTACATCCCCCATTAAATACCATTACATTCCCAAAATTCTTCCATTGAATCATAACCACATCCGACAATCGAATCGCAAAACATTTCGTAACCTATATATGCAAAATTAGCATCATCCATACAATTTTCAAAATGTTCACAATTGGTACATGAATACAATTTTGAATCATCTATGTCATCGTATTTACATAAAACCCATTTTTCTAAAAAATGAATATCTTCAATACTTATATCGTTCATTTTAATCTTCCTCCATAATTTCAATCTCATAACCTAGCCATTCAGCTAAATCTTTCTTTCTGTCAATACACTCCCAATGAGAATAATCACCAACATCGTTCTTTATATATTCTTCTCCATCGTATATTCCATCCCCACAAATAGAGCAGTAGTAGTTAGTTTTCTTTTTAGGAACAAAATAAGGACATGTCGGTGAGCATTTCATCATATGACATTCTTCACATATCATTAAGCAGCACCTCGCTTTTCTATTTTTTCATACGAATAACCATCATTAGTTGTGTAATATATTTCTCTGATCCCAAGATCTTTTATTGCTTGCATACAGCTTGCACAAGGTCTTGCCATTCCACATTCAATATCTTTCCTAGTGCGATATATGTATAATTTCACTTTTGAAAAGTTAATGTCTAAATGCTTGAGTTGATTAAGACAATTAATCTCCGCATGGAGCTTTGGTAAAAGTGATTCTGAGCTATTATAATCAGCATCATCTATACGATATCGGTTATAATACTTCTGAGCTGGATGGGTTTTATTTGTATTACAACCAATTCCAACAATTCGATTCTGATAAACAGCAATACATCCGATATGCACTTTTGGGAAATCAGACACTTGTGCAATCTGTTTAGCTTTAGAGAAATATTTGTAATCAATTTTTCTCATCATATTTCATCAATTTCCTATATTTAATTTTCTCTTATATACGTAAATAAATTTTGGGTAAATTTCGATTTTAAGTTGTAGGTGGAACAACTTAACCATAGACACCATAGAATTGAAATTTGGCTATCATTTCTTTTTAATTTTACGATAAACTGAACATAATAGAGTAGTGGTGTATCTTATTTCTTTTGAGATTCACGATATTTCTTTAATGCTTGCCTCATTTTTTCTTTTTGTTCTTCCGACATAATTCTTTTTGGTTTGTTTGGATCAGGGATTGCGCCAGGATTTATCTTTACCCATTTAAGAGGGAACTTCACACAGATACTTCCATCTTTATTTTCCTTTAGGTATTTGAATTCATCTTTTCTATCAGCATAAATATTTTTGATACGATTGATATGTTTTCTGTTTGTGAAAGTAGCAACCGCATAATGTTCACCAGATAGGAACTCAATACAATTCTCGTTATTGTTATCAAAATCTTTTTCCATTATTCCATCACCTCAATCTTTCTTTCTATAGCTTGCATATTTTTCTCACACTGACGATCAAACGCCCAATCCGCTGCAATTTTTTCTGCAATTCTTGATTTGTTTTGATTTCGTCCTCTTGCAATCGTAAAATCTGATTCACTTAAATATCCACCATAACATCTATGTAATTCTTCTCTGTTAGGCATGTTGTAATATTTATTGTAGCTGCACTCATGGTTTCTTTTTGTTTCTGTTTCTGTCATGATTGATGTTCTCCTTTGATTTAAAATTCATAGTTGCATCACTCCTTTTTGTGATACTGATTAATAGTTATATATGTATATTCTCTTTTTATTTATTCAATCATGTGTATCATCAACGTCCTTTCTATCTTCATTTAAATTTATTTCACATCTTTACCTGTTAATGCTCCAAATGAATCTACATCATAAATTTCTAACATTTTAGAAATAGCCCATTCAATTTCTTGTTCATATCCTTCTTTATTAAGTACATAAATATTTGGAACGTTTTGTGGTGGTTTTTTTGGATTTGGTTGTATACTACCCACTTCTCTTTTTATTAAAAGAGGTTGTTTGTCTTCGGTAGAAGATGTTAAACATTGAATACATTGATTTAGTGTATCTTTTGATATTGCTAATTCCTTTGACATACTTTCCATACTGCGAAAAAATGCTTCTGGTTTAGATTTCGGATCACTTATTATTTCTTCATTATTTTTATTCTTTGGACGAATGAAAATGTAAGAGTTGATGTAAAGAAATGCCATTAATATATTCTCTTTATTGATACTTGATTCACTCATCATTATGAAGTCAAGTTGCGAAGATGTAATTTTTGAGAATTTATCTGTTGCGTCAAAATTCTCTGGTATAATCTTAATTTCTATTCCAGTATCATATCCAACAGAATCAAGATCCTGTTTTACTTGAATCATGTTATTATTAATCATATATTCTAAAACATCTAATATTTCATGGAACGCTTTTGGTTTATTCTTAGCCGTTTTATATCCGTAAAATTCCAATACTTTTCTTATAGTTATCCAACTATAATCTTCATACGACCTATATCTATCAATGAGAATATAGGTGATATAAAATTTTCGGCTAATTCCAAACTTTGTTTTAATATTTCCTTGAATGTAGTTGTTTGGAAATCGAGTAAAATATTCTGATTTTCCTTGCATATGAAGCTCCTTTTATATTTTATTTTATTATCTACGAGCGTTCAGTTTAAGTGAAAATATTCCCATGTTTAATTTTTTATTTTACACTTTCATAGGAAAATATTACCCTAAGTTGAACAGAAAGAAGATATACTACTTTATTTTAATAAGACAGACTAATTACTTTTTATTCACTACGTTCATAAAAAGTAATTTACAATTTGAAATTTTATCTTCTTGTTTGTGCAATTTCTCCATGGTATAAAAAGTGACACTTTTTTGTACATCACACTCCGGAGTGTGGAGAAAAAATGTGCAAAAATTTGTAATTTTTTATACTAAAACCCAATAACTATGTATTATACCCAATAACGATGATATATATACCACTCTAAAGAGTGATACTTTTTTGTTTTGTTTTTTTATTGTGTAATATCAACATCGTCTTCATATAATCCACTTAATATGTTTTCTCTTTGTTGAATATATCTCTTGATGCATTTTTCGATATCTGATTTGATTTCTTCATTTAACAAGGAACTCAAAATGGTTAACATTAATATATTCTCTGTATGGATTAAATCAGCATAATTGTAAATCTTATTTAATTTCTTTTCTAAATCTGTCATATGTATTATTTCTCCGATCTTTCTTTTAAAATGTCATTGCATACATCAATTGCCATTAAGAAATATTCTGAATCATAATCTGGATGATTTTTCCAGCTTTCAAAGTATTCTTTCCATTCCAGGATAGTATCAGTGGATTGGTTTGTCAGATTCTTCTTTAAATTGTTGTATTTGGTGGTGCTATTTTCGATTTTCTTGCTATTAGTGGACATTTATGTGTTTCTCCCTTCAAATTGTTTTTTGGTGTATTTTTTATTTGTTCTCATAAAGGATAATTATTTTGTGTCAAAAATTGTTGACACTACAAATTTCTCTTTATGAAGTACCAAATCGTATTTCTCCAAAAGAGTATCTACTAACTGCTCAAATAATACTCTTACAGTTTTATCGTGTTCTATTGCATCTAAGGTATAACATGTTTCCAATTTATTCTCGTAGCAGTAATCATCTACAATCTGGTTTAGCTCAATATCAGGATACATATTCTGAAATTCTCTATATAAATTCTTGTAGAGATCTTTCAGTTGAATTTCAAAGTATTCTGCTAATACTTGATACTTTGGAAACATCTTGGATTGCCAATATGTAAATCGCTGTTTCTTTTGTGGTAATGCTTTTGAAGTAGTAGTGTTGTTTTCCAATGTAGATACTCTTGATTCTAATGAATTAAATTTGCTATCAATCTTTTGCACAAGATTGTTTACACTCTGCGCTAAAGCTTGAATATCATCATTTCTTGCTTGTAATTTAGCGGTAGCAATCTTTAGTCCTTGTTCACAAGCAATAAAATAATCTCTTGCTTGTTTACCACGTTCATTCCTTACGGTCATACATAATTGTTTGGCAAAATCTGATGTGAGTTTATAATCTGTTTTTGGTCTACCACCTAAACTTGGGTTATCGCCATAATGGCGAAAAGTAAAATAATCATATCCTTCATTAGCAAATGGATTCTCGATAATGTTTTTCTTACACCATCTTGAGTAATGACTTTTATCAATTTCTAAGAAATCATATAATTTTGATAATGTTGTCATTCCATTTTTATCAATCTGTAATGCAATTTCAATAGGTGTCTTATCAGATGTAGATGGTGTAATAGTAGTAATTGTGTTATTTTTGTCGTCTTTTGATTTTCTCATAATGATTGATCTCCTTTATTTATGAAATTTCTTATTTGTATTGTTTCTATTGGCAATAAGTTTAAAGCAGCTCATTTCTTCTTTGTTATTACTTCTCTGATTGTGATGAATATTTGTGAGATAGTAATCTAATGCTTTGTGAAAGATCTTATCCTTATATAAATTCTCCATATCTGATTTATAATTTTGTGTTTTATATTCAGATGAATATACGGTTGATATCATATGTGAAGAATAATTTGATATTACTTTTGCAACATAACATAATTCTCTAATGGATTTTCCACTTCCTCTAGCAACGAGATAGTAGTAATTTGGTTTTTCTAATGATACTGGTATATAAATTCTCTTATCGGCAAGATATTTGTTTGTGATAGATGTAATTGCTGATAATGTTTCCGATGAGAGAGTGATGTTGTATGGATTGAGAGGATCAAAAATATTTGACATGATTAACCTATATGTATTTTGATGAGTGTATATAATATCTGAAAACCAATCTGTATCAAACTCTATGTATCCGTATCCATCAAATAGATATTTTTTCCAATAATCGCAATCTAAATCTTTGTGTTTGTTTCTTATATAAGTGGAATATAAGATGATTGGTTTATTGATTGGTGAATAGCATAGCGAGCTTTTTAATGTATTAATATTTGAGTGAGTCATTTTAAAATCTCCTTTTCTTGATATTATTTGTTTCTATTTATTTATTTCTCTCTTTGCAAGCTGAAATATGTGATTTATATGCTGCTATTATATGCTGCTAATAGATAGATTCTCTATTTGGTAAAATTTTTGTTGGATTAAAATTGGGGTATAGTGATTATATAGGTGATATTATTTTCCTGGATGTAAAAGTACCCCCATGCTTATGTATAAGATTCTCTGTTTGAAACGTTTTTTGATATATTTATTGTAAATGATGTGAAATGAAGTTTTGATAATTACATCTTGAGGTGTCAATTTGTCATTTCAAGTTTTTGATGATGTATTTTTGAATAAATTTTGAGCGATTAAAATTGTGCGAAAATTTGACACAATTTAGACTGGTGTTTTCTGGTAAGATGAGATTATGGACTTCGAGAGGTATGATTGTTGTAGCGGAGCAATAAAATGAGATACATTTAAATAGGAAATGATACTGTTGATTTAGATAGATGTGATAAGGGATTTTGAGATTTTGGGTGGTAGTGAAATTGGATTGAGTTTGTGATCATGAGATATGTGATTCGATAGGAGTTCGAGGAGAGTTCGTAAATTATTAGATTTTGCAAGGGGTTTTTGAAATTGAGATGGGTGATTTTGGGTAAAAATAGATGGTTTTAAATTGTTAGAAAATTTATTTTGCGTTGATATGTAAGTGTGTGGTCGAACTCTATGTCGAAGTCGGATAGGGTAGTTTTGATGAATTGTGTGTGAATTTGGTACAATTTATTGAGAGAGTGATGATGTAAGGTGAGAGAGTAATGATGTGATGGATGAGTGAGAGTTTTATGTTGGTGACATGATGTGATGATTTATAATTTTGATTTTTGGACGTGGAGTGTGAGTTGAACACATACGCCCCAAACGTCAATGCTTCAACGCTTTAAAAATGTAAAGCATCCCCCTTCCTGGCGTTATAATCTATATAAAAATAGTATAATATAGCTGATCCTGAAAATCCTTGCTATTATTAGCTAAATCTAACATTTGCACTTTTTGCGGAAGTGTAAAAAAGTCAAGTTTTGTTATTATTTGACTTTTTTCTGGTGGTCTGGATATAAAAAATATATGGATATAAAACAATTTTAAGCACAAAACAATATAAAAAAGATAGTACACGCTAACTCATACCGCCCCAGGCTGCGATTAAATTGTATATACAATATAGTTAATTATAGCAACATGATGAAAAAAAGAGATAATAAGAGTAAATAAGAGACAGTAAGAGATAATGCACGAAAATACACGAAAATACAACATTTTCAAAAAAGTTCGTAAAAGTGTTGCATTTGCAACAAAAAGTTATCCACATAAATTAACGAGTTATCCACATAGTTATCCACATATACACATATATCCACATAACATAGCATCTAATACATTCACACATAGTATTCAAAACTACATGTAAAAATTCCAGTCACACAGCACGCTCAAAACCACGTCTAAATACATTAGCATCAATCCTGAGATCATAACGCACATATAACACAAGATCATATCATACATGTATATCATTCTGAAATCATAACCATAACGCTAATATACCACACTTACAATCTCACATAATACAACACATCATATCACATATATTCATGTACTCATACAACCATATAATCATATATACAACCATACTCATATACATATGATATCATACAATCATACATTATACATACATACTCATATCATACATATATAATACTATAATACTACTATACAACCATTATACCATACTACAATACAATCACATTAAGCACTTATAAACCCTTATAATATAAGGCATTGCACACGATTATATTACAATAAACAAAAAAACAACTCACGAAAAAATCATACTATTATCACAAAAAAACAATACTGCAATCATACAAAAGCAATACCATCGTAAATCTATTACAAGTTAATCATATAAAAATAATATGTCATATCGTAACAAATTTCAGATAAAATCTATATCATAAAACCACATAATACCACGCTTATTTCAGATAAAATCCACATAAATAAACGTAATAAAAATCATGTAAATAAAAGATATATCATTGTAAAAACATCATGATAAAACGATCATATCCGAAAAACAACCTTGTAAAACGCTCTATAATCCATTTTCTTGACATAAATTAAACTTATATTATATAAGTATAAAAATGTCTTAAAACGCAAATTACAAGCTTATAATGGCATATGAGTAAATAAGCATGATATACAGGTTATACAGATCACAAGCGTTGTGCAGTGTTTCTTCCTATTATATGCGATTATTTTTCTTCTTTTTCTGACGTGTCAGGATATGCTATACCCTTGCTATCCAGATCACGTTTTACAAGCTCTTTGAGATATGAGTTTGTACTTATATCTAATGTACTTATATAATCCTTTAAGCGTTGAGCTTCTTTTTGCTCATTAGCTCCATATACGATAGCAAAGTTTGTTTTCTTCTTATTATATCTTTTATACGCTTCTTTCTGTGCGTCACTACTCATGATTATTATCCTCTTTCTTTATTTTACGTATATTATTTCTCTACTTATTTACTAAAAGGGTAGTAGATAATAATACCATTGTAACATGACTATTGTCAATATTTCTATTGTTTATAGTGCATAATGTACAAATGGTTAAAACCATATACATATATAAATTGTGCATAGTGCTAAATATGGTTTAAACCATAAAAAACACTTGCAATATGGTTTAAACCATGTTATAGTAATACCATCAACAGAGGGAAGAGATAAACAACAAACGGAGCTGAGATTTATCCGTTGAGCACACGGCTTGCAAAGTCGCTAATAGGGCAAGACAGTTTCCTATAACCTTGACAAGTGAATAAAGGGTGCTTACTGAGGTATCAACTACGAAGCCCATGTGGGGCGGTTGATGTATTAAGTAGCAAAGCTTTCTGCCTTGAAAAGAAAGTCGGCAGTCCTTGCCGTGGCTATAATAAATGAGACAGCCAAAACGACAGGTTTTATAAGAGGGGTTTACTTAATAACTCACTGACCGCTACAAAATAAAAGCGGTATAAAATACATAAAAAATCCCATTTAATAAGGAGGTAAAAAATGGGAAAAATAATCTATGGTAATTATATCATAGAAAAGTATAAGGAAGGCTATAGAGTCTTCCTTATTTCAATCGACAAATTCGTTTACTGCGATTCTTACAGGGAAGTAGTAAACGAAATACATAACGATTGTAAAAACTTTTCTAAATGATATAGTACCACAACAAAAGAGGGGATGCAAGTCCCCTCTGCCTCCAAAAAAAATGGAGTCAAAACCATTTCAAAAAAGAATGTGATGACCAAACTATAAAAAGTGGACGGTTTAATCTGGTATGAGTACCACTAAAAAAGATAGGAAATCAGATGACACGCAAGGGATAGCGTAATCATACAATAAATTCGGTTGTCCGTATCCGATCAAAAAACGGCGGTTTGGTATAACCCGTAATAGTATCCTGTCCGTAGCCATAGCACGGAGGACAAAAAACCATATGGAGGGTGTAAACAATAATACATCCTATCGTTAATGAAAAGGAACGTAAAACAAAAAAGTGGGACAAATACAGGTTCTTAGAATGTGAGCGGATCACAATAAAAACCGCAACTGTATAACTTGCAAGCGGTTAATCATTAATCACTTGCTTTTTGTTTTGATAAGTTGCAAGTCATACGGGCAAGCAAAGCAAGATCCTTTTCGGGCAAAAGCATAAGACCTGGATGGGCGGTGAGTAGTAGAAAAGACTTGTTTCTAATGTCTGATAATATGGCTTGCAAAAATGAAAACAAAAAAGAGAATAAACAATATACAGGAGGATATAAAAATGAAAAAATATGAGATTATTTCCATGATGGATGATAATTCTTCCATAGTAACAGGTGTTACATATATCGGCACAACAGCCGATATCAAAGCACTTTGCAAGTCTATCAGACGTGCAAGTGAAAAAGAAAGTACAAATCTGTATTTTCTTTTCTGTGGTGCACAAAAATTCTCAGAAAATAAACAGGTTTACGGACTTGTTATTTCTGATGATGATACAGTAACGATCATCACATCTGACACTTTCGCCATGATGTTAGTATCTGGCGAATTGCAGGAGGTGAGATCATGATCAACCTTTTCCGCAAAAAGAAAAACAATCCCTTTTCCGATCATCTCAGAAAAGAGATTGAAGAAATAAAAGTTTTGTCAAATCAGTATGAGGAGACAAGGCAACAGCTACTTGTAAATCTTGCAAAGATCAGGAGGTAATAAGCCATGAATAAAACAAAGATCACAGCTCACACCTATGTATGTGAGTTACCAGACGATATTCAAAATCAAATTTTCCAGGAGTGCAAAGAAACCTTTAAAAGCCTTGCATTTCCCGTTGATATTCAAGAGCAACTCGATAGCGTAAAGGGCTGTAAGATGTGCGATCTGGAGGATACGATTAACGTCCGGAAGTATTACACAAAATGAAATCCATGTTTTAAGGAGATAAACAAGAATGAATATAACAATAACAACAATAGATGAAGAACAAATCACAGGTGTTGAGATCAATTTAGTAAAACTCAATAAAATGGTAAAGAAAGAAAATAAATTTATTATATACAAGGGCAATATCCTTGATGAAAATTTAACAGTTTGGATGCTTTTTGAGTGTGATGGAGTTTTTTATTTAGTAGAAAGAGATTAAGAGATTAATTTATAGGCAGTAACATAGCACACAAGTATATAACGCTTGTGTGTTTTTTAGTACCTATAAACAGAGATCAAAAAAGGAGAACATAAGCATGAAAAAGAAAATCATTGCAACGTTATTCACTGTTATCATCGCAGCAAGCGCATTCCTGATGGGACACGTCACCACCACAGCAACAGAAAAAACTCTGATAGCTGTTGAGGATATAACCGATTGGAATACAAACGGGGAAGAGCTTTCTCTTTCTATGTCGGATGGATCAGAAGTATATGCTTATCATTCCGCTGATGTATACAGAGAAAAACGAGCGTATATCCCTTGTAAGGATGTAGCAAGTTGGAAAGTAACTGATACAGAACTACATATCATTACATCAGACGGAAATGAATATGTTTTCGAGAAATAAAAATAAGGAGGAAAGAACATGGTAAGCGAAAAACTGTATTTAATTGGTGATAAGGATGGGAAAATTATCACAGCTACAGAATCAGAAATCATCAATAATGCTTTAGAACAAGAAAAAGATGGAATCAATCCACACTTTGCATTTTATGACTATAAAAATCAACGTCCTGTCACTAATAAAGGTTGGCGTATATGGTCAAGTATCAATCATGGTTGTGGTGTGGTTTACCGCCGTCATGATGGAAAAATGATTATTGTAACAGGTGTGCAAGGTGATTTTGCTTATCTGTAGAACGGTGGAAAACCGATTGAAATGTTTACAAGAATTTAATAATAAATATATTTAGTGTAGAAAGCACAATATAGAATATAGAAGTTGTGCTTTTTGCAGTAAGTATAAACAAGAACACAAAAAATAAATTTACGGAGGTATTTGTTATGAGTACATATTATCAGTATAAAGATGTGAAGGTAATGATGGCACACAAATTAATGACTATGGATGGTTGGAAAGTTTACGGCTATCATCCAGATAATAGCGATCCGATGACTGATTATTTTGATCCTGCAAGTTGGGATGGAATAGCGGAAAAGAATGGTTATATTTTAGTAGTTGATAGAAGTTGGAAGGAAGAAAGAACAGAAATTAGAGAATATAACAATACTTCTTGTGATCATTCTATTATGAAAAAAATTGCTAAACTTTCCGAAATGACAGTTGAACGTGGCGCAAGTGAAGCAGAAGAAAAAACCGCTAAAAAAATGATTGAACGTTTAACACAAAAAAATAATGAATCAGCGGAAAAATACATTGTAACAGGATATATCCCAGGGCATATGGAAAATCCACCACGTTGTAATTGGCATATAGAAAAAGATGGTGTAATTGTTGCAAAGGGTGCAGGACTTTTAAAATATGCTAGTATTAGTGATTATTTTACATATCCTCAATATATTGAAGATTTAAAGGACTACAGGACAAAAACTAAAGAACAATACATTGAGGATTTATCCAGACTTTATATGTGCCGTTTCTTTGATGATGAAAAACGAGCTAGAGAATCCGCTATTTCTCACTATGATGAAATGGGAAAAGATGTTGAAATGATAGATAAGTTTGAAAAATTTATCAATAAAATTGATACTACTTGCGGCGGTTTACTTGGTGATGGTGACGGCGAGATCTATGAAAAAATCAAAGTTACAGAGTACAAAAAAGAATTGAAACCAGTTGAAACAGAAACAGGAAGTATAAAAGATGGTCAGTTATTTATTTTAAAAACTAATTTCAATTATAACCGTTATAAAGGTTTGGTCTATAGAATCCATAAAACAGAATTTGACAATGGCGAATGTTTTTATCATGCGTACAAACTCAACGGAAAATATACAAAAGAGTGTCATGGTCAAGCTAATTCAAATAATCATTGGTCAATTGGTTCTGGTGTACATGATAATCTCACAAAATGGATTGAAAAAGGCAGTATTGCATGGTGTGAACTGAAAGAGGTTAAAACACCTTATGAAGTGGAAAAGGTTGTTAAAAAGATTGTAAAAGCTGATAAAGCGGAAAAAAACAAAGAACCTAAACAGGGAACAACCGTAAACAATAATGATCTGCACTATGAGGTATCAGAAGATACAGACACAAGAACAGGCGAAAAAATTTATCTTGTAAAGATAACGGAAACATTAAGCCGTGAAGAGTACATAAACGTTAATAAATATATTAAGTCTATTGGCGGTTATTATTCCAGATTTAAACATGCATTTCTGTTTAAAGAGAATCCAACGGATAAATTGAACAATGTTTCTGTACAGGAAACATCAGAACCCGAAAAGGAAACAGTAACAGAAGAAACGGAAACAAAAGAAAGTCCTGTTGAATATGAAATCACAGAAGATATTCACACCAAAACGGGGAAACAGATATGGATAGTAAAACCGAAAACAGAATTAAGTAAGGCAGATTTTGCGGATGTAAAGCGGAAACTTGCCATATTACAAGGTTTTTATAGTACATTTAAACATGGATTCATATTTAATTATAATCCAACGGAAAAATTACAACCTGTTTAATTAATGCGATTATCGCTTCCGCACAAAAAGCGACCACATAAGGGAGAATGCACAATGTTTAATAATAAAAATTTTTATCCTACACCAGAAACATTGATTAATAGAATGCTGTCTGATGTTGATTTTACAATGGTTCATACAATATTAGAACCATCAGCAGGAAAAGGAAATATTGTTGATGAATTAATGAAAATACAAGAACGGAAAAATAAATGGTATAAGACATATAACTTTAATATTGATTGTATAGAACTAGATGAAAATTTAAGACATATTTTAAAAGGGAAAAATTATCGAGTTGTATATAACGATTTTTTAACCTATAACACCATGAAAGAATATGATCTTATTATTATGAATCCGCCTTTTGAGAATGGCGTAAAACACCTTTTAAAGGCTTTAGAGATGCAGTCCAGGAACGGCGGTTCTATTGTTTGTTTGCTCAATGCGGAAACAATCAAAAATCAATGCACAAATGAAAGAATCACATTAAACAGAATCTTACAAGATAACAACGCAAAAATTGAATTTGTGCAAAATGCTTTTGTGGATTCTGAAAGAAAAACAGATGTTGAAATTGCATTAATTAAGGTACAGTTACCGCAACAAGAAAAGCATTCATTTATATTTAATAACTTACATAAAGCGGAAAATATAAAAGAATGTGAATATACAGAAAATGCACAAGTTGCGGAAAATGATTTCTTTAAAGTTATTATGGATCAGTATAACATGGAATTAAATGCTGGTATTGCATTAATTAAAGAATATAACGCAATGCAACCATACATTCTATCAGAGTTCACAAAAGATAATAAAACAGGGGAAGTAAAACAATCTGGAAATTGCATTCTTTCAATGACAATTGGAAAGAATACAGCAACTATAAATGAATATGTGCGTTCAGTACGTGGAAAATATTGGAGTGCATTATTTCATAATCCTAATTTTGTTGGTAACTTAACGGAAAATTTACAGCGTGAGTATTATAACAAAATTGAAGAATTGAAAGAGTATGATTTTTCACTTTGGAATATTTCTCAAATAAAAATTGATATGAGTAAAAATGTTGTAAAAGGAATTGAAGAAACAATAATTTCCCTGTTTGAAGAATTAAGTAATAAGTATCATTATTTAGATGAAACATCAAAGAATATTCATTATTTCAACGGATGGAAAACAAACAAATGTTGGATTATCAACAAGAAAGTTATTATTCCTTTAAATGCTTATGGTATGTTTGGGGATTACCGCCCATCATATCATAATATAGTAAGTAAATTACAAGATATAGAAAAATGTTTCAATTATCTTGATGGTGGATTAACAGAATCTATTGACTTGGAGCAGTCTTTAAATTTTGCGGAAGAATACAAAGAAACAAAAAATATCGAATTAAAATATTTTTCTATTACATTTTACAAAAAAGGAACTTGTCATATCACATTTACAAATGAAGAACTTTTGAAAAAGTTTAATATTTTTGGCGCACAATACAAGGGATGGCTACCACCTTGCTATGGAAAGAAAAAATATAGTGATATGACAACAGAAGAAAAAGCAGTTGTGAATGATTTTGAAGGTGAAACAGAATACAACAAAGTAATGAATAATACTAAATATTATCTATTCGATGGAAACAATCTTAATCTATTAGAAACTGCTTAATACTTTAAACAACACATAGTGGAAAAATTCGTTCCTATGTGGTTGGCTCAAATTCGTTTAACGCCAGCAATGAAAAGAGAATATCCAGAAGAGGTAAGTAATCTTCTTGAATATCAATTAAATGCTGCGGATGTACTCCACGAAGCGTTTTATGAGACAGAAGAACAAAAAGAAGCGTTACACAATGATTTAGCATATTAAACAGGGAGGAAAAGAACATGAAAAACGTACTCATGACGGAAACAGAATGGAAAGAAACAATGAAACAGCGCTACAAGAAAGCTTGCAAAGACACGATCACGGGAGGTCTGGAAGCAGTCGCAAAGTATACCGCTTTCTTCCTGATTTTTGGAAGTTTGCCGGTTTGGATGCTCCTGGATTGGCTTTCAAAAGGATGCTAGGAGGATGCAATCATGAGAATTAACATACATATTAATGAGAACGGGAACGGTTATACCGTAACAGCATCACAGGAAAGCTTTTGTGATATGAGAATCAGAAAAGGTGAATTGAATAAAACAATCTATCGGATGATTGATAGATTAGAAGCATCAGAACGGAAACCAGTTGAAGTATATCGCAGGAAGTGAGGGAAAGATCATGAAAAGAATTATTGATAGCGAATTGATGGAAACGATTTCTAGTTACATGAATGATGATATCAGAGAATCATTACATTTCGATCTCGCCCCATGCAGCAATGAAAAGTTTTTACTGGAATACTGCAAAGCTGATCCGCTGTTTTCAAGTCTGTTATGGTCAGAGTTTAGAATTGACATGGAGGAATATTTATCATGAGAAAGAAAATGGAGTGTTTAGCAAAGAAAGTTACTGCCTTATATCCTGGAAAGCTTTATTTTACAGATATTTTTCCGTGTGGAAACATAGAGCATACAGGAAAATACTTTCTTGTGTGGGCTTCTGGTGCGATTTGTAGAGCATGGAAAACACAATGGGAAGCTGTTGAAGAATTGGAAGATATTCTTTCGACAGGTTATTTATAAGAACAGATAAAAGTACAATTTCATGGAGGAAAACAAGATGGAAAATCGGAGCTTAAAGAAAGATATTGAAAGAATGTGTTGCGGAAAATGCTATCGCTGTACTGAGTGTATTAACGATGCAAAGAATGGAGAAACTGAGGAATCTTTTTCTTGTAGATTCGACGATACACAGAAGAATATTGTTCCAACTTTTAGACAGGTTTTCCAGGCTATGAGAAAACTTGCAAAAGATGGAATTGATTTTTATGAGAATGCTGTACAAGAATATATTAATGCAGAAGAATCACGAAAAAAAGAAATGGAAAAATGGTTGATGGATCAAATTAATGAGACAGATTTTAACTCTATGAGTTTAGAAACGTGTCTATTATTGATGATGTTTCCAGAATGAATTTATGAACAGTTCAAGCCTATCATGTAACGTATATGGTGGGCTTGCTAGTGTTTATAAATCACTAAATAAGAACAGGAGGAAAATACAATGAATGAAGAATTGAAAAAATTAGCAGAAAAATATAATTGGAAATTGGAAGTATATCATGGTGAATATAAAGGTGTTTTATGTGGAGTGCAGGAAACAAACAGAGGAGAAGAACCGCTACCATTATATAGATTTCCTGGCGGTGTTTCTTTAGCATAAAAACAGAAAGGAAATAAAAATGTTAAGAATTGAAGATTTACATATTATTGACAATCATACGATTTTTTATGAAGGAAATAAGCACTATTTCATATATCAGTTTAATGATGACTATACAATGGCTATTGAAGAAATAGGAAAAGATGGAGATATGGAAACAAGCTATAAAGATTTTGTAAGTATTTCGGATGCTATTAAATATATAGAACGGGAGGAAATAAAACCATGACAAAGAAACAATTTGACAAAATTAACAATGATGTTAATAAGCTGCTGAATGGCGAAAAAATCAGAGGAATTGATTTATCTGTATATGATATAAGGGAGCTTGTAAACGTGTTGGAAAATCTAAAAAAGAAACCAGAATTTATAAATAGCAATGTTAAAAAGTTTTGTGATAAATACGACATAAAAGTTTGTGAATGTGGTATAGGTTGGAAAGTATTATAAATGAAATTTTGCATATCAGGATATGGAGGAATAAGAACCATGAAAGAATACGGAAATGATTGGATTATTACAGAATCAAATTCAGAGAATGCGGATATTTATTTTTACAGATTTTTTGGAACTAAAGAAGAAGTGAAACAGAAACTTTATGAAATTGCAACCGATCATAAAAAAGATGATGAAAATTTATTATATTATCCAGAGGATAAAGACAGCATAGAGGAAAACATGGAAACGGAATCATTGTTCTGTATGGTAAATTTTGAAGATTATGATGTTGTAATTACTGCTAAAGATTTTAGAGGGATGGACTGGAAACGATAAATGAAATTCACATTTTAATAGAAAGTTTGACTGTTGATAGGTACACGGAATAAATTCGGTGTACCGCTTGAGCAGCTAAACAAAATGCATTATAATAGGAAGAAACAGCTTTATAGGGAGGGTTTAAACTATGATTAAATTTGAAGATGCAAGAGCGGAAATCAGCAAAAGAAAAGGAATAGAAGCACCAAAACAGATTAAATCCGTAATGGAATCATATAACAGATATGTTCTTAATTGGGACAATCCTATTGTTTCTGAGCATCACAAAAACATTAATAATCTTATCTGGTATACGGATTTATCTGGATATCTGAAGAGCAAGAAAGATTTATTTGAAGATACTAAAAAGGAATTGGAAATAGAAGGAATCAAACTGACAGCGGAAACATTTAAAAGAATTGACAAGGATGTGAACTTGTCAAGGTTTGATTATCCGTCAGCATTTCACCTTGTTTGTAAGAAAGTCAGAGAATCAATAGAGGATGTGATTATCGTATGAACAAACGACAATTCTATAAACTGCTATCGGGAAAATACGATTTACCGCTTGAATACATACGTTTTACAGTTGATCCTATTTACATATGGAACGGAAACAAAAAGCTGTCTATGAACGAATTAAATGCTATAGAGAACACTATAAGATGGAACTATGTTAAAGAAGATTTTGAACGTGATAGACATAGGAAAGAAAGTGTTTTCTATGGAATGTGAGAACAGGAGGGAACAAAAATGCATATACATACAATAGAAGAAAATTATGATTATAGGATGAAACGGTTAATCAAGAAATTTGTAAAAGATTATGAACTGGAAAATCTTAATGCAGAAGAATTGCAAGATAAATTATGGAACAAATATTCAAAAGAATTTGCACAGGCAGTACTTGAAGATATGCAAGAATTTTCTGGTGATGAACTATTCGAGTATGTAACAGAATAATAGAGAATACCAAAAGGAAGTCGAAATTATAAAGCTTCCTTTTTTTTGTGGAAAATTTTGGAGAATAAATATTTATAAAAATATACATAAAACATAAAGGAGATAGAACAATGATGAAGTTTAAAATTACTATGAAGGAAATGAAAGACGTTGTTAAGAAGATCGAAAAGTCAGTGACGAAGAAAGCTGCACTTTCAATTCTGGAAACGGTACTTGTTAAACAGGAAAATGATCAGCTTGCGTTTATCGCAAACAATATAGATGAGGAGTTACATATTTATAAGAATGCTCTTGTTACCGGAAATGATTCTTTCTGTATTGCGCTTGATAATTTAAAGAAGATCGTAAAACTTAAATCTGACGTTATCACTATTACATACGATTCAGATGATAAAAAAGTATTAGTTAGCACTGGAAAGAAGATCGTATCATTTACATCAGTATGGAACGCAGCGGAAGATTTTCCATTGATGAAAGATATTGAAGAACCAGAAGAAAATTTCTTTACATCAAACTATCTGGAATTTTTTAATATGATGGAAAAATTATATGTCTATCTTAAAGATTCAGATGAATATAATAAAGCAATGAATTATTATAATTTTAATGCTAATAAGAATCGTGTTGTAGCACTTGATGGTCATAGACTTGGAATGTGTAAACCGTCAAATGGAATAGGGACTTTTAATATTGATTCAGATGTTAAAGAAATTAATTTGCATCGTGACGTTTGGATTAAATTGAAGAGCTGTATTGCAAAAGAATCTAAAGGTGAACGGAATATCATATCTATTGCAAGTAAAGATAAGAAAACGTATATCGTTGGAAATGATTTTAAAATGATCGTTAGAGAATCAGATATCATGTATTTTGATGTTGATAAAATCCTTTTATCAGAATCGGATTTAATGATGGTGAATGTAAATACATCAGAATTAAATGAATCAGCAGAATATAATATTTCTTTTCATGGAAAAGATTCTAAAAAACCAATGGTCATGAAATTTATTGGAAATAATATCATGTCTTATATGGCTACAGAAGAAGGAGAATCGTTTGATAAAATTTCAGTATCAAATAATTCAGTATCCGAAGAATTTATGATAGCATTCAATCCATTATTTATTAAAGAATTGTGTTCTGAAATTGATACAGAATTTGCGAGAATGGGTTTTCGTAATGCTAAATCTCCTGTTATGGCATACGATGGAGATTTTACCTATCTGGTATTACCTGTTAATATCAATAGTATTGATATCAATGGTAATGATGTAGAAGAAAGAATTAATAAATTGATGAAAGCTGCATAATGATGGAATAATTATGGTAGGTACGTATGGGAAATGGACAGAGGGAATTTGATTATATACCATAGGTATGATAAAATAAATGTAATTGAGAGGTTAATGATAAATGGATAATTGGAGTAGAGGATGGAGAAAACTTGTTGGATGGGATAATAGAAATAAAGTATATTTATATAAAGGATACAAAATTATACCATTATCTTATTTTGATCAGATCAAATTACCTAATCATTTACAAAATGAATATTATTGGGGAGAAATAAGTCATATAGATAATGTTTTAAAAAACAAAAACAATAAAAATTCAAACATTGACGGACAAAAAGAGTTGGAAAATGCACTTGATTTATTTTGGAAATCAGTTGGGATGTAAGAAGGTGATTATATGAAAAGAAGAACATATAATAATGTTTTAAAAGCTACAAAAATGATAGAAAGAAAAGGATATTCACATAAAGAAGCAAATGAAATTGCTATACAAATTTTTGATGAGTCAGAACGTCAAAAAAATTCTATGTCAATAGAATGGTATATTGATAAAATTCGTAATAATAATGAATGAAATGTATCTTTTATAGCCTTGTAGAGAATATATCTACAAGGCTATTTTTATTAGAAAGAGAAAGAAGGTGATAGCAATGGCGTACTCATTAGGCTGTGTAGCAGGTTGTATTATTATAGGTTTTATCATATGGCTTGTTTTATCATAATTTAAACGTTGATAGGCATACAGAACAATGTTTCCGTGTGCCGATTGAGCGTTTAAATAAAACATGTTAGGAGGAAAATAAAATGAATAGATTTGAGATCGTGAAGAGAACGGCGGAAGTCAAATGGAATAATCGTTTTGATATTATTCCAGGATGTACAGAGTACGATAAAGAACCAGAAGTGATTAAAACATTTGATAATTTAGGAGCTGCAATTAAAGAACTGTATCAGTACAAAACAAAAATCAATGAGTTTTCTGCAAGTACAGGAACGATGTATCAAGTTACAGAATACGCTGTACAGGAAATTTATGGAGATGATGTTGAAATCTGGGAAGTATCGGAAATGGATATTGTTGTACAGAACAGTGAAACATATGAAGATGTAGTGGTAGTACATAGCTATAAAGATGCGGAAAAGTATATCATAGATTATGATGAAGAATTAAGAATAGAGTTTTAAATACATATAATAATTAGTAAAAATGAAAGAGATATTTCAGAGAGGTGGGAAATTATGAGTTATGTAATCGTAAAAGGAAAAAGTAAAAAAGCATTAAATGATTTTGAATTTAATGGACTGCCTATTAAGAGTAATGCTACTTGGTGGCAGAGAATTGAAAATCCAGAAGGATGCTATTCAAATAAGTTATTTCATTTTTATGATGATTGTGCGAGTATTTACGAAACAATTGAAGAAGCAGAGAATTATATTTGTTTGATTAAAAAACAAATTGTAGAGAATCGAGATAGATATGAAAGTTGTGTTAAAGGATCAACAGATAAAATGATGATGTTTGCTAATCAATTAAGAGTTATTGATGTCCAAGAAAGCAATTTTAAACAATGCATCATCGAAAGACCAATATGGGGATGAAGCAAAATTTTTAGATTGGAGGAAAATATTATGAAACTTACACCAAAACAGAATGAATTAATAGAAGAATATAAACGTTTAGAATCAAAATACGGCAAAGGAAATGTGTTTTTACGATATGTCAATGACTTTTGGAAAATACGGTTTATCATTCATAAAGTAGGTGAGAAAAAATATTTACCCATTTGCGATTATAAGATTAATGGGAGAACTGTTAATTCATTGGATAGAAATAATTTATTAATCGGATATGATAACAAACATAAAGAAGCTGATCCTAATTCATGGAGAAGTCAGCCTAAGAATTGGTTTTTTGTTGGCTCAAGAATTAGAACAGAATGCGAGTAGCAATGAAATAAGTGTTATAAATCGGAGGAAAATATTATGAATAAAGAATTTGTATTAAACACAATTAGAGAATGTGATTCATGGAAAGAAGGTCAATGTGTTATGCTTAGACACACTACGTTTTGCGGAAGTGAATGGGAATTGATATTTAGAAGAGAGGAAAATATTTATTCACCATATAAATTTTCTGTATCAGGTAAAAAGATTGGAACGCATGAAAGGTTTAGCAGAAGATATATAGATTCAGAAAGTGCATTTTTACACATAATGAATAATTTCAATGAAAATGCAAATGTAAAAGACAGATTTAATACATTAGAAGAAGCATTAGATAAATTAGATTGAAACAAGAGTTTTATCGAGAAGAATGGATGGATATAAATGATTAATGCAACTAATTGGAAAGAATTAAAGAAACAATTGAAACAGATACAAGGTAAGGCTGTATTTAAGTTGGAACGTGTTAATAGTATGAATGATGGAACGTTCTATAGAGTATTGCACCAGGTAAAACCACATGAATTAGTTTTCTTTGATGGAAAGCAACAAGTGTATTTACAAGTAAATACAGAAACAGAAAATAAAATTGTATACTTTGAAAATGGTTTTAGAATTGGAAACTGCACTTATATATTAGATAGAATTATGGAGGTATAACCATGAACGCTGTTCAAGAAGAATGGGAGAAAATGAGAATTGCATATCAAAATAGGTACGCAAAAATGTGTAAAAAGATAAAGGAAAATGAATTTAATACCGATAGTCATGGAGCTTTACTTGAAATGAGTTATGTTTTGATTACTGTGTTTGGATTGACGAATAAACAGGTACAAGAAATTGAAAGAAATGACGGATTTACAGATGCAGATGTAAAACATTGAAACGATAGTCTCAGAAAGGTAAATGTTATGAAAGTATTATCTGAAATGTCAACAGGCATGGGAAGTAAATGGATTTTGGCAAAGTTTTCAAATGATTTTTATGGATATGGAACAGAAATGGATTTTAAATCTGCATGGGGACTTCCAGTAAATCAATGTGGAACAAAGACAGAAGTGTTGGAAAATTGTTTGAGGATGCAAAATGTTAATTTAGATTTTATTGATAAATACAATAAAGAATTGTTAAAAGAGAAAAAGAAACCTGATGGATGGAAAAAATTAATAGAGCATGAAAAAATGGAATATGACATGCACTTGAAATTTGCAAATATTTTAAAAGAAAGTGATTGATATGTGGAAAATATGAATATCATTAAAGCAAACAAATTACATAAGGATATTAAAGTAAAACCTTGTCCGTTTTGTGGAGAATCAGAGGATATTGTTTTAGAAGAATATGAACATACATCTGGTAAAAGATGGAAAATCTATTGTTGTAACTGTATGGCTGGAATTGATAGGGGGTACGATCAGTCACCACATGGATTAATTGATGCGTGGAATAAGAGAAAATAATAGATGAAATGATGATTTTAAGGTTAAGAAAGTGAGGAATATATGCAATTTTATCCAACAAATGAATATAGAGAAGTTACTTTACAAGCCGGTCTTAATTCTGTTCAATTAGGGAATACAGATAAATTATTTTCTGATGGATTAGAAGAAGATGAATATATTTATTTTGATGATAGTAAAGGTTTTTGCTATGAAGATGGATGTGTTATTGGTGGAACATACGATAAAACATTAAATGTATTACATTCACTTAAATGGTGCTTTAATCATAAGTTTTATGTAAAAAAGAACAAAATTGAAAAGCAGAAAGAAGAAGCAAGAAATATCAATGGATTAGTCAGTCATTTAATTGATTTGATCGAAAGTAATGATGAACGATACTCTTTTGAATTTGCAGTAGGTGGCATGATGGAAATTTACGACAAAGAAACAGATATTGGATATGTAGCGCATATTCAGCAGATTAAATATGATGCAGATGGAAACCCAATTAATTTGTAGAAAGGAATATAGAATACATATGAAAAATGCAAATATCACAACAGCAAATGAAGAACTGGAAACGCCAGAACCAACATTGCAAGACACAATTGATAAGAATGTAGAAACATTATGGAAAGAATTTCAAAATGTTCCTGTTGATCGTAACGGAAATCTTAAAACTGCATGGTATGCATTTCCAAAAGGAACTAATAAAAATACAGTATATGATTGGTTTAACCGCCATCATAGTAAAGGATTGGCATATCTGATGGAAGAGGTGGAAAATAATGAGAAAAACAAATAAGCACGTATCATGTTGGGATAAGGACAAGCGTGATTCTGGAAACTGTTTTCGTAATTATAACGGGAACTATACGGAAAGAGAAGAAAATATGGAAAACTTTAGATTTGATGTGTGGTTAAGAGAAATGTTACATAGATAAAATGGAAATTCTATTTTCAAAATTGGAGGTGTACAAAATGGAGAATTTTTACGATTCTTCTTTTGATTGTTATATGCAATGTGTAACTACAAGAGAAATATTTTCTGAACAACTTAAAGTAGGAACAGTTTATCATTGTAAAACGAAATTTTTTGATGGTGAAGATTTATATACTCATGTATTTCTTCCATCTGATAATGGAGATATAGAAATTGGAACATTAAAATTAGAACATTTTACAGAATATATTGATTAATACAATGAAAATTGTATTTTGTCGGAGGTAATTATGGATAGAGATAAACTTTTAACCTCACTATATAACAGTAGAGTAATGAATGAAATCAGAAAAGAATATCGTAATACAGGTAAAGAAATACAGAATCTTAGGAATAAAATTACAGAATTAGAAAATTTGTTCCGTTCAGAAGAATCATATTCTCTTACAGTCAAAGAGTATTTCGATAAAAGTGATGAATTAGAAGAATGTAAGAAACAATTAAATATCAAGGAAATAGAAAGAACAGTATGGGATTATGCAAGAGAAATTTGTATAGATTTAGTTGATGAAATTGCAGATATAGAGTTTGAAAGAAGGTAATATGTATGTGGAATGAAAAAGAATGGTATGTAAAGAGAACGTGTTATATATGCGCTTGTATAACATCAGATTTCATTGGTACAGCAGTTCTATGGAATACATCAGAAGAAGCCTGGAAAGACGCAGAAGAACGAGTAGAAGCGTTTATTGAAGGTGAGGAAAACCATATATATTATAAGAAAGTTTCCGATGGATATGAAATTAGAGATAAAGTTTCGCATAAAGTTATACAGTGCTATAAAGTATTTGAAACTCAGGAGCTAGCATAATGAGAAGAGAATGGACAGATAGGGAAGTAAAATATCTTAATAACAGATATCTAAAGCAATCAGTGGAAACAACAGCGAAAAAATTAAATAGAAGTGTTCCTTCTGTAAAAGGCAAGGCAAGAAAGCTAGGATTAAATAACTATTACGGTGAAAGAATCAGTGCAAAAACACTTGCAAAATGCTTTCATTCGGATATAAGAGTTGTTCTGAGATGGATTGATAAATTTGATCTTCCGTGTAAAAAAGTTGAACTGGATAATCAAACGAGATATTCTATTGATCCTGTAGAGTTTTGGAAATGGGCTGAAAATCACAAGAATATAATCAATTGGAATAAATATGAAAGAGAAACATTATTTCCAGAGCCATCCTGGATTAACTATGAATGGAAGAAAGATAACGGTAAACCAGAACGACATAGAAATAAGATAACTGATTTTGAGAAAGCAGCAATCAAAGGAATGATGCGAAAAGGCATGGGAAATAAAGAAATTGCAAAGGAAATAAACAGAACATACTATGCCACAGTACATATAACAAGTGAAATTTATTATTAGGTACAACGTTGTTGGATTAATATAATTGGAGAATAATTATGAATGACAAATATTTTAAGAATAGAATTGAGAACAGTTCATTAGGAAGTGTAGGATTGGAATTATTAGATACACAAAAGAAATTAATTTCACAAGAATACGAAATAGAAATGTTAAGAATCAAGGCTGCTAAATATAAAGCATTCTTTTTTCGTGAGAGTGACTTGGCAATAAAATTACAGGAACAAGAAGAAGAAAATAGAGATGCACTTGTAGGTGAATTTGATGGTTATTGTTATGCAAGTTGGAGAGCGAATGCGATATTTAGAACACTTGAAGATATGTACGATGAAGGTTTAATTACAGAATCAGAATACAGAGAATGTAAGTCAATTTAGAACGAGAATTTCATGGAGGGAAACGATATGGGATGTGATACATATGGAAGAATTAAAGGTCACATTAGACCTGAGAATATAGTTAATTTTATTCGACAAAAATGGGACATGAATGCAAAGAATGAAGTTAGTAAGCATATCTATAAACCTATTTCAATGTGTAATTGGAATTTTAAAATTAATGATAATTGCGATGATCGTTATAATTGGTATGCAGATTATGGGTTTATTATTTTTAAATACAACGGAGAAGAAAGAGCTTTATTCTACAATTATGAAAATATTAATAGTTACGAAAATTCTGAATATTATGCAGAGTATGGACTGGATAATATGGTAAGATCGGAAACTACGTTCATATCTCTTAGTTATTATGGTGCAAGCGTAGAAATTATCAAAGAAATTGTTGCTCATTTCGGTGGTGGATGGGTAGATGATAATGACTGTGACGATGATCCATATTATCCATATTATCCAGTAGTCACAAATGTAAATGGAAATATAAAACCTGTACGATATGTAACGATGGAAGAAATAAGAAAAGTATTTGGAAATAATGTTTTGTAATTAAGGAGTAGAAACAATATGAAACTTGGAGATGTTTATATAAACAAAAAAGATAAGTCAATTATTCAAATTGATAGTTACGCTACACACATGGGAAATTTCCCAGAAAAAAGCATTGTTGTTTTTAGACAAATGGAAAGACATAATGCATATGAAATTGGTAGCGTTCCTAGTTTTAATGGATATGGATCACGAGAAGAAATTGAATCAGAATATGAATTATTAGTTCCACAGGAAAAATTGAAAAATTATTCTGATTGGAATGAAATTTTTGATATGGTTGAAAATAGTAGATGAAAACCAGCTTTTGAGATAAGAATGACAGATTGATTGATATGTGGTAAAATAATAGATAATAAGTAGATGAAAGAATAGTTTTATTGGGGTGATATTATGGGAATGGACATAGAAGTTATTGGAATGACATGGTATACAGTTCATCTTTCGGACGAAGATGTAGAGAAAGTGAAACAATGGGTTGAAAATCATAAAGATGACTTACCATCATTTGATCCAAAAGAGAATATCTCAAAAGCGGTATGGAATTTATATAGTAAGGGCGAAATCTCTTTATTTGATGATGATAAATGTACAGAAAGTGATTTTAATACAGAAGAAATCAGATGGTCAGAGTATGAGGAACGAGAACCAGAAGAAATATTTGGAGAAAAAATATTTGGATGATGAAACCTAAGTTTCAGGAAAGGATGTTATATGGAAATTCCAAAGTATATAGTAGACAAAATACGGAAACAAAATGAATATTGTATCAAAGCAAAAGATTTAGAAGATGAAATTGATAACTGGTACGATAAATCTGGAATTAATATATACAGTAAAGAATATGATCGCAATGTTAGAGGATCAATCGCTGATGCAGTTTCGCCTATGGATGGGGAGTATTTACAGAAAATTGCAGATAAAATTTAATTTTCAAGTCAAAATATGGTGATATATAATGAAAAATAAACAAGCAATAGAAATAATAAAAGATATTGCAGGACAACATAATAATCCTGCGGAGAAAAGAGCTTTTGAAAAGGCTGTTGCAGCTTTAGACTATTGTAAAAATCTTACTTATTATATTGAAAATAAACAATTTAAAAACATATGAATTGACGGTTTTAGAGAGGATGATATAATGGGAAGAAGTATTTATTTTACGGATAGAGAATTACAACAGGTTAGAGATTATGTATTTGAGGCAGTAGAAATTTTGGGCGAAGCATCTGAAACATATGAACAAGTAGACAAAGATATGGAAGATGGGTTGGGATCTGCTTTACGGAAATTATATAAAGGATGCAATGGAGAGTCGAAATACGCAAAGTATAAAACAAAACGAGGTTGAAAAATTGCTTTCATGAAAAGGAGTATGGAGTTGATAGAAAATAAAGATTGGAAGTGTTTAAGAAAGGGAGATCGAGTAAGAAAATATAAAAACAGACATGATCGTATAATAGAATATATAGATGGAACTGTTATAAAAGGAATCCGTTATGACTCAGATGGATTTGTTTATGTACAATGGGATGGTCAACAAATTATTGATATGTCAGTAAATAGTTATGATTTAGTCAAATTACAATAAAAGATTGTTTTTAAGATAGGTGAGAATATGAATTATAGTAATTTAATGAAAGAAAAAGGATTTATTTTAAATACTTATCCAGAAGGAAAATTCTGGGAATTAGTTATAACAAAAGATGAAAATAAAAAAGAACATATTTGTAAAGTATTTGAAGCAGATATTGAATTGTTTGATTCTAATACAACAGATATTGATACGCTTATATTACAGTGTGCAGAAGATTTTACAAAATGTATTTTCTATTATGATTGTAACCCATTTGATATGGAAACTAAAACATTTATGAAATGTGTTGAGAATATGTAGGAGATTGTTTTCAAGGAGTGATAATAATGACGGTTGAACAAGCTAACGGAAATTATAACTATATGTATGAATTTAGGATTGATAAGTCCTGGCATCCATGTCATTTATTAAATATTTCTGATGATAAATTACATGGAGAGCTTTTTACCACAAACGGATCAGTGATACAGGAACGGTTACATGACATTAGAAAGATGCGAAAAGAAGATTATTTACAAAACAGAAAAGAAGTTATTGAATGGATTGGAAGATTTGCTTATCATCATGGGGTTCATGAAAATTTAGATGATGATTTGAAACTTTTTGATTCATTAGATGACTTGATGAGAAGTTAAAACAGACATTTCATGGAAAAATACCACTAAAAATAAAAATTTAGTGGTATTTTTTGTGTGCGCCCGGCGGCGCACGTTTCTAACGGGGGCAAGTCCCGAATCCGCCTGGTAGTGGGAAGGATATAGCCGAAGGCAAGGGTGTCCATCGTGAGGTGGAATCTGAAGGAAGCCGGATGTGGGAAT